ACGGCCACGGCTCCGGCTCCGGCGACGGCTACGGCTACGGCGACGGCTACGGCTACGGCGACGGCTACGGCTACGGCGACGGCGACGGCTACGGCTACGGCTACGGCTCCGGCGACGGCTACGGCTACGGCTCCGGCTACGGCGACGGCTCCGGCTACGGCGACGGCGACGGCTACGGCTACGGCTACGGCTACGGCTACGGCTCCGGCGACGGCTACGGCGACGGCTATCTTCTCCAAGTGTCGGTCGCAGCGTGGAGCGATTCTCAGCGACATCGCTGGACGGAACTTCAGGCCGACTCATGCACACTTGCTTTTTGGCGATCCGACCAAAGCGGTGAGGCCTGTAATGGTGGAAGTGGGACGCCAGCGAAGATTGGCGACATGCAAACCATCCAAGGGCCATTGGAAATATGCACCCGCCGAGGACTGCACGCGACGATGAAACCAGAAGCATACCAAGGCTCTCGCCTCTGGATTGTAGCGCTTCACGGTGAAGTTCAGTGGAGCGAGGACAAGTGCGCGGCACTCAAGCGCGAGATCATCGGTGAGGTACCGATCAAGCTATGAACTACGATCCGGCAGATTGCGAGGCGGCATGACAATCGCTCAGATCCGTTCGACGCCCACTAGCCTGTCTCGTGAGTATCTTCAGGACCCGTGCCACGACGCCAAGGCGTTCCATGAGTCTCTACTGCGATCCTTTCACGTGGTCGAGAAGGTAAAGACTATGCTTCGTCGCGGGGACTCTCAAGCGACGATCTTGGAAGTGATCGAGGAGATTGAACGGAGAGAAGTTTCATGACCTACATCGGCATCGACCCGGGCATCACTGGCGCTGTCGCCGTCTTCAATGAGGGAAGGCGCTTCGTGGATTTCTTCGACTGCCCGTCTTACGAGGAAAAGACTAAGACCGGGATTCGCAGAAGGATGAACGTTCCGGCTTGTCACAAACTGCTCCGCGAGATCAAGGGGCAATGGATCGAAAGGCTAGACGAGTCGCTCCTGACGATCGAGAAGGTTCACGCGATGGTAAAGAACGGCAGCGTCCCTTCATTTGGTCTTGGCTATAACTATGGCGTGTGGGTTGGCTTGATTGAATCTAGCGGCATTCCGTACAGGTTCGTCAGTCCGCAGGCTTGGAAGAAGTTCATGCTCCCTGGAGAAGCGAAGGACAAGGACTCCAGTCGGATCGTAGCGTGCCGAACCTTCCCGTGCGCGGCGAAAGAATTGACACTAAAGAAGCATCATGGAAGGTCAGACGCACTTCTGATCGGAGAATACGGAAGGCGTCTACCAAATGTTCCAGCAGAATAACGGCCTACTACTCGGTCCGGGAGAAAAGCAATGAACGACCCAACCCTCGTAAAGCCTTCCCTGTCTCTGTACGACCGGGAACAGGAATGGAAGCAACTCGAAGAATTGCTCGCCTCTGACGCTGAGCAGGTCGCCGGGGACCAAGAGTTAGTCGCGCTGGTCGAGAAGCAATTCCTAGCCCTCCAGGACAAGCGTGACTCATTCTGTGCTTTCCTCGCCTGGTTGGAAGGGCAGCAAGCCATCGGTGAAGTGGAGATCAAGCGGCTGACGGAGCGAGTCAAACGAATCGCGGCCGCACAGAAGCGCCTTGAAGGATTGGCGGTCAATACCATTCGCAGCCTGGGGCAAGACGACAAGGGCAAGTGGAAGAAACTGGAAGGACGAACGTCCACCTTGCAACTCAACCGCAATCCAGCAAGCGTCGAAGTGACAGACGAAGCCCTGGTGCCGTTGGAGTTCAAGACTTGTACGGTAACTGTCACTGTGCCGGCGAAGCAGCAATCTCATGTGATTGGGTTGCTGACGGCTGGCGGGTACACGCTGGCGAAGGATGCGGAAATCAAGGTGGCTGCGAAGCCGCTGGCCGAGGCGTTGAAGCAAATGATCCCATGCGCTACTTGTGGACAGTTGGGAGTGATCCAACGAGACGAAAACGGCCCGTGCCTCTGCATGGTGCCGCCAGTGGCCGATGGCCTTCCTGGGGAAAAGCGACACGTCGAGTCATGCCCGCAGTCCATCATCGTCTGCTCCGACTGCTCCGGAGCCAAGCAGCTCCCTAGAAAGGTTCCAGGAGCACAGCTTGTCACAGACAAGGTGCGCCTCGTTCGGAAGTAGGATATGATTAGCAGAATCCTTGACGGTATTGAGTTGGCTCCAGCTTCATACCTGGGGCCGAAGAACACGCGCCAGAGCACCACGCTGCGATCTCAGCAATCTCTGCTTGACTCTGGCGCGTTTCTCTGCAATACTGGCCACGCTGAGATCATAGTAGCGTGGATCATTGGTACACCCACACTCCACAATTTCAGCCGGATGCTCAGAGGCAGCGTGTACGCTTTACGGGCTTGCTGGGATGCGCATGACAAGCTGAAGTCATCAGCCCATAGCGCGAGTGAGCGCAGGACGAAAGCTCACAGAAACCAGACAGGCTGGGCCTCTTCCGGGTTCGTTACGGGCCAGCGGGAAACCGCTATAGCCGACGCCGGAAGGAATCCACGCGGGTTCGCTCCAAACCCAAGGTTGAAGGAGCGTGCGAAAAGCGACGGTTCGGCTCCGTCCGAAACAAAGCAATCGCATCAAGACCGGCTCAGGTCTTGTTGCGTCTGCTTGGGTTCTCACCATCCGAAACCTATGGATACCAGGGAGCAAGAAGAACGGCGCGAAGATCAAGAGATGCTAGCGAAGTTGCGCGAAGAACTTGAACGCGGCCAACGGAAAAACGAGGGAAGGTAAGGTCCATGTCTACCAATTCATCAGCACTGGCTGTAGTAGAGCGACCGAGCCGTGGCGCAGTAATCGACCTGCTGGACACCGCGCTGGATTCAACGAAAGCGGTCGCCCAGGTTCAGTACGTCCAGCGCATCATGGCCGACGTGATGAAGGACGGGGAGCATTATGGAGTGATCCCAGGAACCGGCGCGGCGCGGAAGTGCGACTGCAACAAGAACCCTCAGTGCGACAAGTGCCACGGCTCCGGGGAGCTTGGGCCGAAAAAGACGTTACTGAAGGCCGGCGCGGAGAAACTGTGCTACGTCTTCCGGCTGGCGCCGCAGTTTGAGATCGTGCGATCGGTCGAGGAAGAGAAGTTCATCCTGTTCGACATTCGGTGCTTGCTGATCCACACCCCTAGCGGCCAGGTGGTCGGTACCGGGATGGGGTCGTGCTCAAGCCGCGAGGAAAAGTACGGCTGGCGGAAGGGCGCTAGGAATTGCCCAGAATGCGGCAAGGCTGGCAGCATCATCCGCGGCAAGCCAGAATACGCCCCCAAGGACCGCCAGAAGCGCGTCCTGGAAGGATTCACCAAGGGCGGCTGGATGTGCTGGAAAAAGAAGGACGGCTGCGGGGCTACATTTCAAGACGAAGATCCCGCGATCACAGGGCAGTCGGTCGAGAGAGTTCCCACGGAGAACATCTGGGAGCAGCACAACACCATGTTCAAGATGGCCCAGAAGCGGGCGCTGATCGCGGCCACGCTGGTCACGACGGCCTGTAGTGACATCTTCACGCAAGATTTGGACGATACGTTGCCGGATAGCGCGCCGCCGACCGCAACGCACGAGGAACAGCCCCCCAAGCAGCCCCCGCCGCCGCAAGCCAAGAAGGGACCACTTCCAGAAGCCGAGCCTTGGGTCGAGCAAGGCACCGGGGTAGCCCATGCCGCATTCTCGGACATCGAGGCCGGCGCTGTCCCTAAGCCTCTACGGGTGGTCATGCTGGCCTACAATAACCTCCTGACGGTTTGCTCCGCAGAAGAGGCCGCACAGGTCCCGGAAACGTACTTCGTTGACAAGGGCGGCAATTCCTACGACTGGGAGCAAATCCTCAAGACGACGAACGAGAAGTGGCTTGCCGCATTCCGGGACAAGGTAGTACCAGCGATGGAGAAGCGGATCGCCGCGCTGGAAGCGTCCCATCGCACGGTTAGCGAGATCATGGGCGAGAGGCCCGTGACGGAACAGGAGCCAGTCAAGTGAAACTCACCATCTTCATCTGCTTCGTCTTGCTGGTCTTGGGGGGCATGTTGAAGGTTCAGTATGCCCAGGAACAGATTGACGCGATGATCCAAAGCCAGGGCGCGGAGATGCGCTGGTACAAGAACAAGGCTGCGGCTGCCGGTCTAGTCTGCTCCTGTGACGGATCATGGAGTAATTTCACCGGCCTTCAGTCGGGGCGCATGTTCATCGCCGGGCAGGAAGTCTCCAAGGAAGAGTGGCGCGAGTTCATGGTGTCTCGCGGTCGGGTCCGCACCACCGGGAACTGCTCTCCGGCCATCACTGGCTCTGGAAACACCGTAACTCTTTCATCGGACTGCAAATGACGACCCCAAGCCAAGCCGCCTGCAACATCCTTCGAGAGTGCGCCAATGTCATAGAGGAGGCGACACCGAAGAAAATAAGTCTCACGGAACTAGAGCACATACTACGAGATTATGGTCCTCACGCTACTACGACCGTCGTATCGCACCGCTCGGATATCGTTCGCAAGTTGCGCGAGATGGCCGACCGCGAAGAACGCGAGGATCTTTCTCGATGACCGCCGAACAAGTAACGATGGCCGTTGACCGCCTGCGCTACCTGGAAGCGGCGGCTCTGTCTGCCCTGAAGATCGGCGTGAAGTACAGCATCATCGAGACTCGTATTCAACGAGCCTTGTTGCAGATCGCAGAAGACAAGGGCGACTCCTGGACGGCCTGGCGCTACGGGATTCACAGAAATTCAATAGGGCTCGGCGTCCTGGAGGGTCTGCCGCCCGCGGTACGCCAAGCAGCCCGTTGCATGAAGGCCGTGCGGCCGATCCGAGCGATCAAGTTGGACCTTTACGAAGAGAACCTGGACGTGAACGTGGAGACAGGGCCAAACGGGACGAATGGCGAAGCCCTCCACTTCCCTGGTGCCGAAGCGAAGGCTCTCCGGCTGTTCCGGGATCCGAAGTCAGTCACAGACGTTTGGCTGAGCTTCCAGATCAAGACGCAGGCCGACAGCGCGAACACGGCATTCTCGGCCGGCAAGTTTGGCGACGAGGTTCGGATCACAGCCAAGGGGCAGCCGGAGCTGCCAGGCACGGAAGAACCCGAGCCGAAGCAGCCTGACCTGGAGTTTCCCGAGGTCGAGGCGCAGCCCAAGAAGAAGCGCGGGCCGAAGAAGGCACCGAAGGCCAGCAAGAAGAAGGCGCGCACGATCCCTCGGCAACTGGGCCAGATCCGGCGCAAGAAGGACAAGAAGAAGTAGGATTATGGAGGCGTTCACATTGAGGCCATATCAGCAGGAAGCTGTTGACCGGGGCGTCCAGTTTATGAAGAGGGACTCGACGCTCCACGGCCTTATGGTGCTTCCTACTGGTTCTGGTAAATCTCTCGTGATAGCCAACATCATCAAGGAGTTACAGGCTCCCTGTCTTGTGTTCCAGCCGTCACGCGAGATACTCTTGCAGAACTTCGACAAGCTTGTGGCGTATGGGTATCGTCCCGGGATCTACTCGGCATCGCTAGGAGAGAAGCGGATTAGGGGAGTCACGCTGGCCACCATCGGCAGCGTGGTGCGTAAGCCTTCCGACTTCGCGCACGTGAAGTACGTGATTGTAGATGAGGCGCATCTCGTAAATCCAAAGGAGGGCATGTACGCATCGTTCCTTGCGGCTCTCCAGCAACAAGGCGTCCGCATCATTGGATTGACGGCCACGCCGTACCGCTTAGCCTCGAATATGTCCGGGTCTATCCTGCGGTTTTTGACTCGCACCAATCCGCGCGTATTCTCGCAGTTGATCTACTACGTTCAAAACCGACACCTATTCGATGCAGGATACTTGGCGAAACTGGAGTACTTCAAGATCAAGGGTTTTGACCGCTCGCGCCTTCAGACTAACTCGACCGGGGCAGATTACACCGATGAGTCCGTCAAGATTCACTTCCGCGAGTTGGACTTCGCCGGCAAGCTTCAAAGAGTAGTGGAGAGGCTGCTGGAGATCAAGCGCCGCGGAGTCCTGGTCTTTACGAGATTTGTAGAGGAGAGCGAGCACCTAGCATCGAAGGTTCCTGGCGCCGTGATGGTGTCGGCGCAGACGCCATCCCATGAACGCACGCGAATCCTGAACGACTACAAAGCCGGCCGCATTCCCGTGGTCTGCAATGTCGGTGTGTTGACGGTCGGCTTCGACTACCCTGAGTTGGATACCGTGGTTCTGGCGCGCCCAACGAAATCACTGGCGCTCTATTACCAAATGGTAGGAAGGTGCGTGCGGCCGCATCCGACTAAACCCCACGCGATGGTGGTGGACATGGTAGGTCTCCAGGAGCAATACGGGAAGGTGGAGGACCTGCGGATCGTGGAAGTTGGCAGGAAGGCATTGCCGCACATAGCCTCTAACGGCCGGCAACTGACGAACGTATACTTATGTTAGATATGGCCGCCACCTTCCGCCGCAAGCAAACCCCTCTCCGGGAACCAGAGCCAGAGCCGGCGCGGGTAACATGCGTCCCAGAGGTGCGAGTCAACGGGCATCGGCTTCGCATCCTGGGGCGCTTGCAGTTCGCAGTGCAGAGCGCGACGAACAAAGAAGACTGGTACTGCGTGGATCTTGAGCCGGAAGGGAAACTGATCCCAGGCTGCGACTGCATCGGGTATCGGGTGCATGGACATTGCTGGCATCTGGCGCACGTGGTAGAGTTTCTTGACGAGCATCCAGAGGTAGACTTGAGACGTTCTGGTTCTGAGTAGGGTGGTCTGGCGTAGCGCGTAAAAAACGCAGCCGGGGAAAGGCCCAGCGGGGGAACGCCTGTGAATGGTAGGGGCCTAGGAGTCATAGGAAACCCCGCCCACCCTGCTGAGAATCAGACATTGTGCTGCTCGGAGCTAACGTGGATTCGGAGGTGAAGGTGATGCACCAGAATCAGTTACAGCCGGTGGGTAACAAGTTCCATGTCGGCAATGGAGATGACGGTAAGCATTACTGGCTGACTCCTCCTGAGTTGTACGCTTCATTAGACGCCGAGTTCAATTTTGACTTCGATCCCTGTCCCTATCCATTGCCATCTGGATTTGACGGTCTGTCTTGCGAATGGGGAAATCGGAACTATGTGAACCCTCCGTTTGGATCCATCATCCACGAGGGACGAAAGAAAGGTCCGACAGCCTGGGTGCGGAAATCTATCGAGGAGTCACACAAAGGGAAGTTGGTAGTGTTGGTCTATCCGGTGGACAAGTGGGTGCTGATGATTCTAGAGGCCATCGGGACGCAAGTACGTAACCTCGGTGATGTGCGTTGGCATTCAATCGAGGATGGCAAGCCGGGAAATGGCACAGGTAGGCACATCGCGTGCTTCATCCTGCATCCCTGGTGACGACGGTCCCTCTGCTGGTTGGGCGAAGGCCAGCCTAAGGAAAGGGTGAAGTGATGACCAGAGGTAGAATTGCAGTTGAGCAGGACAATGGCGCTACTGATGCCGCTAACACTCCGTACTTCAAAGTCTCAAGCAGAGGGTTTGTTAGTCTTCAGCCTTCGGATCACTTGATGCTATCGCTTCAGGATCTTTGCGATCTGCAAGAAATCCTGTGCGACATGAGAATCAATGTGCCAGTGGTTCACGATCACGGTTGCGATTGCGACGGCTGTGTTGCTGATGCTCTTGGAATCTAACCCCTAGCTCCCCTCTGGAGCGTGGGCGCGAGGTGAAGGAGAAGCGTGAAAAAAGAAAAGTTCACTGATGAAGGCGGTATCGTTCTTGACCTAGCAACCATGGTTTCGGAACTAGAGAAGCGCCTCGGAGAGTTCCGTTGGCGCAATCGCAAGGCGGTAGGCGCTTGGATTCCATTGAACATGAAATGGCCAGTGGGGACTCGCGTCAATGTGACTGTTGAGCGCATCAAGGACGTAACGGGCGCGAGGTGAAAGGTGGGGATGATGGCGAAGGAGAATTGCTGGTTGTGCGGATTGCCGATCTTGGCGCATGGTCCTGATCTGTTGAAGACTTCTCGGGATCACGTAGTTCCTAAGTCGGCTCGTGGATACCTGCGCTACCTGCTCGTGAAAGAACACAAGAGAGCCGGGGCTAAGAGCAACCTGCGTCCAGCTCACAGGTGGTGTAACTCTCGCCGTGGGGATAGAGAAGTCACCGAAGAGTTGCGTTCAGACATCAGAGAATTGGTAATGAGCAAATTTCCAGATTACTGGAACCAGTATCGCAAGGCCCAACCCCCACCCAAAGGAAGGACTGAGCCGGCGCATTAATCGTTGATCGGCTCTATCTGTTCTGTGCTAGCCTATGCCAAGGAGGAACGACCGAATGAAAAGACATAATCGAGTGGCTCTGCCCGTTTTACTAATAGTAACTTTACTTTTGAGTTCTGCTTGCTCTCAGGTGGACGTTACCAAGGCAGCACAGATCGTTAAGGACGCCTCAATCACATTAAAGGCCGTCCAGGACGCCGAAATCGCCTTGCACAACGCCGGGAGTATCTCGACCGACGAACACAAAGCTATTCAGGCAGGCATCGCCAAGGCTGCTACCGCGCTGTCTGTGGCTAATGACGCCGTGCTTCACGCCAAGGATGCCGCAACCGCCAAGCAAGCTGTCGCCGTCGCTGCCCAGGCTGGAACCGATCTAGTCAACAGCCTCAACCTCATCAAGAACCCGACCGCCAAGGCTGGCCTGCAAGCCGCTGTGGTGGGCTTACAGGCGATTCTCGCCGCAATCTAAGGAGCAACCATGAACTGGCTACAACTAGCCCTCACCATTGAACAGCAAATCCCCGGCTTGATCGCCGCCGCCAAAGCCATCCGCGAGAACCACGGTCAGCTAGCCAAGCCGATTCAGGAATACCACGACGAAGCCGCCGCAATTTTGGCGCAGATCCAAGCAACCGCCGCAAAGGAGCAAGGACAATGAGAATCGAGACTGAAGCAGTACGCCAGTCCTTTGGCGTGTACTTGTTGCTGAGCGATGTTTTCGGACCAGGAGGAGGCCCTCAGGTGCACGATCCGCTGAACGAAGCCAACACAGTCTCAAAGGCTCTTGGAGATGCCCCAGAATGGTGGATGCCATTCGAGCGCCACTCAGGAGACGATCCTTCAGCTCCAATACTGGGATATGTCTACTATCCGACGGCTTTGGTTGTTCAGCGATTCCCTCAGGTGGCCGACCGGCGTAAGTCCCAGCGCCGCAAGTCCTGATGCAACTGACAGAGCACTTCTCTAAGGAGGAGTTCGAGCGGCACGGCCCTGTACCGCAAGAGTCACTTCCCTTGCTGACGGTGTTCTGCCAAATCATCCTTGAGCCGATCCGCGACAAGTGGGGATCGCTGACCATCACTAGCGGCTATCGGCCCCCGGAACAGAACGCGGCGACTGGTGGAGTAAAGAACAGCTATCACCAGTATGATGCAGAGCATGTAGCCGCCGACATCATGCCGTCGCTGCCGGCTCGTCCTCTTGATCTGGTATTCGACTGGATTAGGAAAGAGAGCGGGCTGCCATTCGACAAGGTGATTCTCGAATGCGACAAAGCCACGGGAGAGCCCGCATGTATCCACCTTCAATACAAAGACTCTCCGCGGCGCCAAGCGTTCACAGGACAGACGCATGGGACAGGCGCATACACACAGGTAGCGGTCGGGCCCGGTCTATCCCCTAATACTGGACTCATGGAGGCCGCTGGCAAGTGAGGCTGCTGGCTCTCCTGCTGTTCTCCGCTGTTCTCACTTCCCAGGATGCTGATGTTGTAGCGATGAACGATGCGGACAGGGACAGGACCAAAGCGGCCTACGAGAGACTGGCTGTTGCCCTAAAGGAATTGGGGGCCGTTCACGATGACAACCTGGACAAGTACATCATCGTCCCCTGCATCCTTGACCAGACGCACAAGAACCCGCTAGCCAGCAATCCGGCTGGAGCCCCAGGAAAGAACAAGTGCTACCTGATCGGCTACGAAAGCGGCTCATTCCGTTATTCCCGAGACTTCAGCCACATCCTACCGGATACCAAGCCACTTGCTGATGGGCCGCACAATTGTTGGGGTGTTCGCGCAAAGTAAAAATGCCCGCTCCGTGAGTGAGGTCCGCATTGAGACTCACCCTCCCCGGAACGGGCATAGCACGGCTATTCTTGCGTTACCGTAGGTCTTAGGCTGTGACTGCGGGCGGGATCGGGTTCGCGGGATCTTGGCCCAGTTGGTTCAGCTTGTCAACTTCAGCCTGCAACTTCGCTTTGTCGTCAGCCGATAGCGAACTGGCGTCAATCAGCTTCTGGATCCGGGCGGCAATCTTGTCAGTCGCGGCGTCAACCGCGGCAATGAAAGTAGTGAGTTCTTGGGACATGGTGTGAATCTCCTGTGTGAGTTTGGTTAGAGCTTGCTCGATTCGTTCGAGACGCCGGGAGACTTCAATGTCTCCGTGGATGTGGACGTGAATGTCCATTAGGGAAAAGCCTCACCTAAAACTGTAGCACGCCGGCGCGCTGGCACTGTTCTGTTTTGACCTACCGCTGCGAAGGATTGGTGTTAGCTTTAGGTCTTAGGGAGAAACACACCAATGGTAATCTATCTCTCGTTGCTCGTTGCGCTTCTGGGCGTGCTGGCCTATGCCCTTTCCGCAAATGCCAAAGTTCAAGAGATCGGCCGCATCGCCTATTTTTCCGGCTTGCTGGCTTTCCTGATTCGCCCTGGCCGAACTGCCGCGAGTCGTTGGCGGGTAAATCGCGTATTGTCTTTTGGTTCCTTCGTAGTACAATGCGCCAATGAGCCATGCGCCACTACCGGACCAGATTGCTCAATGGAGGGACTTGGCGTGGCATCTGACGCTGCGCGCCGTTTTCTTCTGCACAGCAGCTCTCCGAGTGCTTCCCCTTCCCAAGACTGATCCGCAGGAGGCGCCGTGGCCGCTGAACGCCATCTCTGAGGATCTGATGGAGGTGATCGCGCCGGCTCTCGGCAGATTTTTGAACAGCAAGGGTTATCAGGTGTTTTACGGGATCGTGCATACGATCGGCGCTTTCACTCCGCGGCACAAGCGGGCCGGCGATCTACCGGCTGCGACACCTAAACCGTAATGGACGAAACCACACGGGAACAAACGCCACGAGGGCCCAACCGACGCGCCAACGATGAGATCCTGGCCGATCTTCTGAAAGTCACTGGCATGGTTGGCGAGATGATCAAAGAGCGCCAAGAAGTTGTAGACAAGATGGCTCGAAAGGTAGACCGCATCCATGATGCGCTTTATGTCGGCAACGGTCGGCCAGGGCTAATGACGGAAGTGGAAGTCCTGAAGCGAGACATGCAGGCGATCAAGGCGACAGTTCCTGTGCCTACCAGCACTTCAGTATGGATCAATGGAATAATCCTAGCCCTTGGTGTGGCTGTAGCGGCTTGGGCTGTGTGGTTTGCCGCGCATCCGGTAAAGCCGTGAAGGTGGGCGAGCTTAACGTACTCGCCCATGCCCAGGTTGCGCCTGGGAACGTTTGCGCGGCGTAGAGGACACCGCGAAAGTCTAGGCGTTCAGTTTGTAGACTCGGCACGGCACATTGACCCGTACGCCGTTATGCGCCTCTGCGTAATCGTGCGAGAAAAACCAGCAAGAGCCAATGCGAGTATCGGCGGTCAGTTCTAGGCGATCCCTCGACACGCCGGGATCTAACGAGCCGCTAAAGCTCATGTATCCATCGCGGCTCAGGTGAAACGATACATCACCAGAGCACGGGTGACCGCTTGGTACAGTGGTCTGTATCGTGTCACCCCAATCATGGGTCAATCGAAGCAGGCCCTTGGGAGTCTCTAGGAAATCTCCAACACGGGGACCTTGGCGCTTGTCCCATTCCCTGATACGCTGCGCCAGTAGTTCGGCGTCTGTTTCGTCCATCGCGTAGGGCTTGCCGTAAACACGCTCAAATGAGGCTTTGTGCATGATCTTTTCTCCTGTCTGTTGCTCAGACTTGGTTAAGCTGGCACGGCCAGCGGTGGTTAGCTAACGATCTCGAAACGGGTGATGTAATCCTTGTCTGGCTTATCGCGGACCACCAGAGACTCCGCCTCTGCCTCATCACGGGCATTGACCATCACGGCGTATTCGTCGCGTGCTTCGTCGTCGTAGATCCAAACTCGATAAGTCTTCATATTCCTTCTCCTTGGTTAAGCGCTCAGCGCGGGGTTAGGCTAGGGTCCAATTGCCAACAGTGTTACCGCAGATGTCACGTACTGTTCCTTGAGCCTCGTCCGGCTCGTTCATGGCCTGCTTGACTGCTTCCACGGCGCAGCGCTCCACTTCTGCGCGGTAGGCCATTGCCTCATTGTCGAGGTCTAATCTAATCGTTAGCGTCATATTGCTCCTTTGGGTTACTTGCACTTGGTAAAGCTAGGCGGCGACCGCCACGGGCTAGCCTCGCCGCTGGCCTGGAACAATCCGTGGTGAACCTTGTTACTCCGCCAGCAATTCGGCCTGCTGAGCGGCGAGATACTTGGTGATGCGAACGAGCTTGTCATGCGCGGGGGGATTCTTAAAGACCAGTTGGCCACGGGCGCTCATGATGATTGCTTGCGCTTCGGTGATTCCATCGCTGATTGCTACTGTGCTCATACCTTGCTCCTTGGTGTTGGTGTGGGTCATGTTACTTGCCTCTTTTGGCGACACATTCAGCGCATGGAACATAGCGTATTCCCGTCACGTTCGATACCCACGGGTTAGCCTTATCGCGCCACATAAGATCATAGGCCGTGACAGGCGCTCCACAGAAAGTCTCTGGCGTGCGGATCGTCTTATCTCGATACCACTGGTTACCCTTGAGTGGCGCTAGGCGTTGGCGGATATGTACGGTGTGGGTCATGTTACTTGCACTTGGTTACGTGAGGGGCCCGCCGCGTACTAGCAGCCCCTCTTGCCTGTAGCGTACGCGGTGACATTTGCGCGATCACGAAACCATCCTAGCATCGTCGCCTAATTCCGGCTGTTTTGCGGCCATCGGTAACGAAGAATCAATCGCTTGCGAGAAAATGCCTTTACTATCGTGTTTCAAAAGGTTCCACATTCCATGATTACGGCCACCACACGCGCAAGAGCAATCTGCGCCAATTGCTCCCATGCAACGTGCATCACATGACCGCGTACGATGGCTTACGCCGGAGCTAGTGTGGCCGTAGGACGCACGGGCTCTAGTGGCGGGCCCGCAAGTAGGGGAAGTCAGGATTAGGTCCATAGCGTTCTTTGCTCCCCTTGAGACTCTACCGGCTCACGCGGGAATAGTCTTGGCTGTTCGGAGCGATGGCCGTTAGGACAAAGGTACACGGTGCAATCCGCTAATTCGCGGACCTTGCAAGGCGTACCGCATACTGGGCAGGATGGCTTGCTCATGCGGCACCGCCGATCTTGACACCGTTCACTAAGGCGATATTATCGCGGTGCAGAGTGATCGCCTCGCCGCGTGGTCTAGCTACCCCATCGGACAGCTTTAGGCCCGTCTTGAATCGTAGCGGTATCTGAATGCGGCACCGCTCGAAGTCTTGCCGCGAAACATAGCAGGTTTCTCCATAAACCGTAGTGATTTTAAGTAGATCGTTCATGCCGCTCCCCTTTGCAGGGCCCACCATGCCGGCGAGCCATAGGCGGGGGGTTCGGGTTTCTGTTCGACTACAGGCGATGCTTGCGCGATCACTGCCGGTACTGGCTCTTCCGGCTGTTCATCTTCGGAGAAAATCGCCAATTCCAAGCGCATAAGGCAATCGCGGAAGTTACCACGTGCATCCTTGACGATACGCTCTAGGTTAGGTTCCGGCCGGCCGACTGCCTCACGCTTCCAGATAAACGCGAGAGCTGTCGCCAAAACAGAGGCAGACGGCGGATCAAACGTCAGACAACGGCACCTGGACAGGAAACGGGGTTCCAGTCCCTGCGTAGTGTTGCACGTGAAAATGAAGATCGTCTGAGGGGGAAACTCCGTTGAATCCAGTTTGCTCAAGAACGCAGCTTGCGCGGCGTTTGACATTAGGTCCGCTTCGTCTACGATGACCACGTGAAAGCTGTTAGCGCCAAACATGGGCACGAACGCGCAAGCGTGGCAAACGTCTTCGACGCTGTCTAGGTTGCAAGACTTGCTTGCAATGTGGTGTACTTGCGCGCCAATGGCCGATGCGAAAGCGTAAGCCATCGTGGTCTTGCCAGTTCCGGCCGGCCCGACAAACAGCCATGCAGACTGGTAGGGACTCTCCGCAACCTTGGACAGAATGCCCTTGACGGCCCGGAGTCCCGCGAAGTCTTGAATCTTGGAGGCTTGGTACTTGGTGGTTAGGGGAGCCCTTCCAAGTGCTTCCTGCTGTTGCTCTTTCCTGTTCATGGCGTTAGTTCCCCCTCGTTTCCCTGTCGAGCCGATAGCCTTGCTTGCGGAGATACTCCATCGCATGACAGAGCAAGCCGTGCGCTTTCCAGTCTGCCGTAGAGATCAAACCGCCATGCTCAATCATTTCCTGCCTGCAAACCTGTAAGATCATCATTGGATTCATCTTGTTTCTCCTGTTCTGTTGCTTCAGAACTTAACTACCAGCTCATCCTAAACCCAAATCCCCAGAATCCCTCAGATGTAACCTTTTGTAACATCCAAACGCCTGTAAGCTGTTGATAACACCCTCGAAGCACCAATATCGTGTGTGAAAATCTCCCAACATCCTTCCCGAGAGCCCTTGCTCCTCCATAGAAACACAACACACTCCGTAAACCCTTGAAGTAACGCGCGTATAGGGTTTGCTTTCAGACGCTTACCCTGAGCCTCGCTCCACTCCAAACGCTCCAAAGGTATTAGTTAGAAGGCTTTACGTCTTTCGGCTCTCTTTTGAGTCAACGTCTGATAAAGCGCAGCGTCTGATAATACGCAGGGTTTGGCGACCTGGGCGATACTTTGAATTGACGCCCTCAATTCAAGTATGCTAGGATTGCCAGCGATGGCGAGCCAAGGTCAGCATGGGGGCAGGCGCCGCGGGGCTGGGCGGCCGGCAGCATTGCGGACTTGCCCAGTATGCCATCGCCCAGTATCCGGCAGGACCTTCCGCGATCACCTAGCGGTCTGTATGCGCGAACAGATACCAGCGCAACAGAGAACCCAAGGCGACGCCCAGGATCGCCAAGAGGAGTACTCCGAATGACGCGCAGTCTCGCCGGCAAGTCCCAAGCGCCTTACCCATCCCAAGTACTACCCGGGATCGAGTTGTCCGCACCAGGCGGTTCACTCGCTGGCTGTGACGCCATTTGCTCTTCCACAAAAAATAAAAAATGAGCCAGTTTGAAAAAAAACGAGTTTGGTCACTTGGCAGTGAGGAGAGGCCTGTTGGGTGGCTGAAGGGGGACAGGGGCCAGTTGACACTGGCGCACAACCCTGTCCCTTTGTCGGATTACTGAGGGGGGTTCCTGGATGGCGGAGAAGACATTGGCGTTGCCGTTGAGTGGAGCAGAGGTAGTGGAGGCGATTTGCGAGCGGGTTAGGGTGGCTTTGAAGAAGGATTGCTTTTTGAGCGAGACGAGCGCTTACGATTGGTTTGAGGCGAGCGTTTCGGTGGGGATCCGGCTGCATGATTTGGGTCGGATTCCGAAGGTGGAGGTGGGGGTGGTGGTGGAGAAGGGGGCTTGGACGGGGGATGTGGAGGAGCGGATTGCTGGGGTGGAGATAGGGCGAGCGGCGCCGAATCAGGTACGGCTGGAGAACGGGTTGCCGGTACCGGTGTTGGCTACAGGGGCGGATGGGCGGAAGGAAATCAGGCGGGTGAAGTATCGGTTGCCAGTGGTGAAGGAATGACGCACGTTCTCAGGCCGGTGGATCCGCGGGAGCGTCAGAAGTGCGTGGAGTGTCCGGCTATTCGGGATTTGAGAAGGTTGGCAGATGGGCGGCTTTACTGCAAGAAGGTGAGGCTCGGGTTTGCGGCCGGCATCCGTTAGGTCATCCGCGGCGTTCCAAGGATTGACGAAAGTGGTATAGTGCTTCCATGCGAAACCTCAAACTGACGCTGTTGTTGATGGTGGCTTTTGTTCCTGGGTTATGGGGACGGGCTGCATTGCATGGGTGGTGCGAGCAGGGCGGTCAGAAGATAACGACCGCTGGGATCCAATCTTCCACGGTCGCCATGGTCAGTTATCCGAAATGCACGATCACAGTCAATATCTTCGGAGGAGGACTCGCAACGCTCTACTCGGATAACGCCGGGACTCCGCTGGCGAATCCGTTCACGGCTTCGAACATCGGGTACTGGACTTTCTATGCTGATGATGGAGCTTACACGGTTAATTTGACCGGAGGTCTGACAACGAGCCTCGGAACGTTCAATTTGTTCGACTCCAGCAATATTGCCGGAGGCTGCGGGACTTTGTTTTGGTGTCAAAGCAGTCTTTCAACGGCGCTGTCGGGATCAATCGGGATACAGCCTACGGCTGCGTCAGGGCAACTAACAATCGAGAGCGGGTCAAGTTCGGGAAGAATCACTCTTTTCCGTGGTTCCGCATTTGGTCCGAACGCCGCGGCGACGATCTCAATTAGCGCGCTCACTGGCGCCGGTGGTGGAATAGGAACGATCAACCTTACTACCGTAAATTTGGTCACTACGGCGACAACTTCTACTTTCAGCGGGACAATGTCGGTCGGCGGAACTCTCGGTGTTACGGGAGCCACTACGCTGAATTCCACTCTCGGAGTCTCTGGTGCAGCTACCGTTGGTTCATTGGTGGACTCTGGAGCCGCATCGGTAGGCACGACATTGACGGTCGGCTCTTACGTTGACCTTTCCAACATCCCTTTTACGGCGGTTCCCGCGTCAGGCAAGACGCGCCTGTGGGCTAGTTCGGGAGACTCAGCGACGTGCGGTGGTTCAGCGATGATCTCAGGTCGGCTCTACTACCAGGACGCAGGAGGCAACTGTTTTGGTCCCTTGGCTACCGGAGGGTCAAGCGGCACCGGCTGGAATGTCTCTACGACCCTCGCCGGCACGAATGCTTTGGTTGGGCTGACCTACTTGGGCGGGAACGCCTCTTCAGATCAAGCCTGGGCCTTCTCGCAGAACGGCAAGGAAGTAGGGCGCATGGGCGTTCCTGGAAGCGATCGGCAATGGTTCTGCATCGGGTGCGCGGCCAATCCTGCGGCCCACTTCGAACTGAAGGACACCACGAACATCAACATGGCGCAGTTCACTGGGACCGCCACTTCTTCGACAGCCGACTTCTACAATGTGGCGACGAAGAGCGGATCATTGTCCTGGTCTACTTCGACTGTGACACTTACGGCTCTCGGAAGCATCTTCCTTGGTGGTGGGTTCGGCGGAAACGGACTGACCGTGACAAGCGCGGGCCGCGTCCAGTATTCGAGCTACCTGGACAGCACGGGTGTTGCGACGAAGTCGGCTTGCGCTGGCAATCAAGGAAGCATCGTTTACGACACGACTCTTCTGCACTGGTACTTCTGCGAGAACGCCGGAGGATGGACACAGTTTGGAACGGGAGGGACGGCGGGATGGCTGAACGGACCAGCGGCTAACGCAGGGCTGAACACCGACGCTTCGATCAGATGGATCGGATTGCTCAATAACTTCGCAATGGGCTTCGCTACCAACTCCACAGAGCGCATGTACATTGACAATAACGGATTCGTCGGCATCGGAACAGTGGGAGCAGTTCCGAACAGGAAACTAGAGGTCAAGGACACTTCAAATATCACTCTGGCGCAGTTCACCGGCAGGGCTACAAGCTCGCAGATGGATTTTTACAACGGCGCTACGCAGGAAGCTAGGCTGCTGTGGTCTACCTCGACGTTAACTATGTCTGCTCTTCAAGCAGGAGTGACGATCGACTTCACTAATATTGGGTTCGGTCAGATACTGGAACTCAACGCTGCCGGTCGGGCGATCTATGGAAGCTCGGCTTCCCCGTTCACTACAGGAGGAAACCACTGGGTAACGATTCGGTCTTCGGACTACGGGCAATTAGCTCTCGTGAACAGCGGCGTCGGAACTGCACGGTTGACATTCGCCTACACTGGAGCACCGACAATCGGCGGCGACATTAATTATGATGACGTGGACTTCAACGTCACTACTGGAGCGAACGCCACAGCGCTCTTGAACCTAAAGACTGGCGTAGGTCCGAGCACTGGATTGTCGATTGACACTGCCCAGGCTGTGACGATGCCTGTAAGCCTTACGGTTCCAACGATCATCGGAAACACCACGTTCAACAACAACGTTAGTATCGTAGGGACGGCGGCCTTTAATGGACCCGCGCACTTTGGTTCATCTGGTTCGAACATCACGAGCATGGTTTCAGGATCGCTCTCTTGGATCAACGGTGGAGTGGCGGCCAATTCGTGTTCTTCAAACGCTGTTACGGTCACGGGAGCGCCGGCCAATTCCGTTTGCTTCGTGTCCCCGGTGGACTCGGACCTTCTGTTCGGTGGCTTGACATGGTCTGGGCAGGTGTTCACCGCTGGAAGTTGTACGATCAAGCTCTGTAACGTCAGTGGTAGCGCAGTAGCCGCCCACACCTACACGATCAAGGCATGGGCTATATGGTAAAGGAGACTATGAAACGGATCACATTGTTCTTCCTGTTGTCCCTTGGAGTTATCACTGTCGCGCAATTGACGCCCGCGCCGCCGACCGATCTCGCCCGCGAGAATGCGGAACTGAAGCTTCAAAACGCGCAACTGACTCAGCGCGTCTCGGTCTGCAACTTCCAAGATGCCTTGAAAGCGGAGGCTGATCTGAAGGCCAAGCTGCAAGCGATGGACAAGGCCGCTGAGGACAAGAAGCAGCCGAAGGAAGCCGCCAAGAAGCCATGACGCCGGAACAGGACGAGCGTCTCGTCGCGGCCTTCGAATCCATCGGCGGATCGCTTAAGCGCTTTGCTGACCATATCTGCCCTGTGCCACTGGAAAGGACGGCAGAGCAGCGTGAGGCCACTGTGACCCACATCAAGACGGCAGAGGAGCGATTGCGTGAAGAACAAGGAGCAAGTGACGACGACATCGGAGCCTGGCTCGACATTGGAAGCCGAGAACGTCGTTACAAGGAAAGCTGATCGCCGGAAGCACCAAGTCAAGTTCGGCATCGACCCCGAAGAACTGGAGTACGCTCCGAAGATCGAGAAGCTATTCTCGCAGGCTCTCGGTGGCGTACCGGAAGTCATCAGGATCATGCGCTTTTCCACGAAGCCGATCATCAAGGAGTTCCTAGCGACCTACGACAAAGCCACGGACGAACAGCACAAGAAGATCCCTCTTGAGGGCTTTGCCTTGGCAGCCAAGGTCAACCCCCAGGATCTATCTGAGGCGATGATGGAGTGCCTGCGGCAGTACACGTTGAACCAGATTGCCGTCATGGGCCTGACCAGACACCGATGGGTGATGAAAGCTCGCTTGGCAGCGGCGCGAGAGTACAAGGGTGTTCGGGACCGCAACGCCATTGACAGCATGCTTGGACTTTCCGGCAAGAAACAGCAAGTCGAGACGCTGAACGAAATGGAGGAGATTGCAGCGGATGCGCCTCCACCAGAAGAAGCCGCCGCTCCTATCGAGCAAGAGGATGATCCCGATCTCGATGTGATGTTTCCCCGCCTCTCGACAACCCAGAAGACGCTGAGCGATAAACCAGCAGGAGAATTCCCTGTATAGCCAGCGCATCATCGAAGCCAACGTCGAAGCGTTCAACCAGCGCGAAGGTTGGGAGCTGAAGCGCCATTCGATCGCAGAAGTCCAGGAGTTCATGGCCTACCTGGATACGATTGTCACCAAGCGCAGCAATCAGAAAAACTCCTACATCGAAGCGTCCAAGAAACTCACGCAGACTCGCCAGAAGGAGATTCGCCAGTGGATTCAGAACGAGCAGGTTCTATGCTCGCTCGACTCGAATTACTTCGAGAGTCGCTACGCAATGATTTGCAACGAGAAAGGAGAAATCTTTCAGTTCAGCAATCGCCAATCTCAAGAGGTCTTCGATCAAGTCATAGCGGGCTTCGAGGATCTTGAGGTAGCGATCGAGATTCTGTGCCTCAAGGCGCGTCAACAGGGAATCTCGACTAAGGTGGCTTTGAAGTTCCTGCACCGTATGCTGTTCATCCCTCACACGCAGTCGGTTATGGCTTCCGCGCAGGCCGAAAAGTCCGAACTGATCGCCCGCATCTTGAACATCTGCTATGAGAAATGCCCGTGGTGGCTGATCCCGCGGCGCACGACTGAACGAGTCGGCAAGATGATGGGATTCGATAACGGTTCAATCCTCTCGATTCAGTCCGGCACGCAGCCGACCGGAATCGCGCAAGGATGGACGCCTATCAACATCCACATATCGGAGATCGGGGACATCCCCAACCCTCAGAAGGTCATTGAGGAGGGCTTGCTTCGCGCCACGCACTCTTCGCGCCGGCTGTTTCAGGTCTACGAGGGCACTGGGAATGGAAATACCGGCTGGCTGGCTGACAAGTGGCGTTCTGCGAAGGAGGGATGGCCCCAGGGACGCTCCCGGCTGTTCCCCATGTTCATCTCCTGGCCTCTGGCGAGTGATTTATACCCCGAAGCCGACTGGCTCCGCAAATACCCTGTTCCTGACGGATGGGTGCCTTGCCATGAGACGAAAAAGCATGTCCTGCGCTGCGAACTGTACATCCGCAGCACGGACTACTTGGCGCGCGTCTGTGGGGCTTCCTGGCAGATGCCGCGGCACCAGCAATGGTTCTGGGAGTTCAACTACCTGGAGGCCGTCAAGTCCCACACGCAGAAGATTTGGCTGTCTCAGATGCCTGCCGACGACTACGAGGCCCTGACGGGCAAAAACGATACGGTCTTCGATCAAGACGTGATCGAGATTTCTAGCCATCAACGGGAGCGCAACTACACAGCCTACGCCATCGTGGGGGAGTCCATTGACGAGGGATTCGAGCCTGACGATTCGATAGTGGACTACGAGCGGCCGCGCATCATCGTCCGGTGGGAGTCGCACCGTGGGCAGAAGTTCGAATGGATGATGGTCCCTCTCAAGTCTTTCGATGAGTCCGAAGAGAGCAACGCACTGGACAAGGTTCTTGTCTTCCATGAACCACTTCCGGGCCGGGACTACTCCATCGGCATTGACACAGCGGACGGCTTAGGAAAAGAGGACGATGACCGCTCCGTCTGCAACGTCACGATGAACGCCCGAGACGACAACCAGGATGTCCAGGTGGCTGAACTGGTTTCCAACCGGATCAACCCGCCCCAGATGGTTGGCTTTGCCGCCTGCTTGGGGGCTTGGTACGGCGCCGCAACGATTGACCCGCGTGGCGCCAAGTTCTGCATCGAGCAGCGGTCGCGCCCGGGTGATGACTGCCAGCTTCAGTTGAAGCTCATGGGGTTCAACTACCATCATGAAATGGTGATGTACGACAAGAAGAAAGTCACCGAGAAGGGGGGCCACAAGCAAGGATGGTACACGAATCCTTGGTCCAGGCCGTTCCTGATGAATCGCTTCGTGGACGCGATCAACAACCAGTGGTACAAGCCGAATTCACCCTATCTCATCAAGGAGCTTGAGAACCTCGAACGCAAGATCACCGCAAGCGGAAAAACTCGTCTGGAACACCAGGACGGCAAGAAGGACGACCGCGTTCTCGCCGGGGCGTTGGCCTACATCACGAGGCACGCTTTCGATATTCTAGCGGATCGGGCGCAAAAGAGGTATGCTCCTCAAGAGGAGTTGCCGGACTTGAACATGGAAAATGCAAATACCGGACTCGTTAGCGTAGGAGGTTGGTGATGGGAGAGATCGCCAATACGCCACATCTCTGGATTCCGGCCCATCTGAAGGCCGCGCAGAAGCGCATCTCTGTCGTGTTCTACGTTCATCACCAGACACGGCGCATCCTCGTTGGATTTCCTGAGCAATTCCCGGCCCCCGAAGGGTTCATCAAGGTTATCGCTACGACGGCTCGTGAAGTTGACCAGATGAGCCAGAAAATGCGAGAGCAAGATGCCCGCGATGAGGCCATGACGGAGGAACAACGCGAGGCCATCGAAGGTCCGGTGCGATCCTACGTTCGACAGGAATTGCAGAATCGAATGGCGAATGCCCGGAATGACATCAACCGGGAGTTTTGCCGGTTCGCTCTAGCAAGACTCGACGAGCAAGATCGGAAACGCCGGATGAAGCGGGAGTCCTATATGCACTGTGAAGCAGTCGAGGACGGGAAATAATGGGAACTGTCATCACTTCCGCAGGGCAAGCGCCACAGACGACAAGTTGGCAGGTTCCAGCATTCGAATGCGATCCCAGTCACCGGCTCGGATGGGTCGAGGAGCAGATTCAAGAGGGCGAAGGTTGGCTTTCCGGCCAATCGGCCTACCGCAACCTCGTTCCCAACATGCGGATCTACGAGGGCATCTTCGTAGACAACACCAGAAGCACCCTGCACACCAATTTCCTGAAGTACAACATCCGCAAGTTCGTGGAGACGATTTCAGACGTTCGGGAGATCGCCCTGTATGGCTCCGACGCTACGCAGTTCAAGCCTTACGCTGAAGTCGAGAATCGGGTCGCAAAGGCGGTATACCTTGAATCTCAATATCCGCGGCAGCTTCGGAAGGCGCTTCAGTATGCTGCGGCGATGGGCGTCGGCTATCTCTGGACGAAGTGTCGCGCAGAGGATTACGGTCGTGGGGAACGGCGTATTGTATTCGAGCCTCTCGGACTGTTGGACGTGATTCCGGTTCAGGTTCCAGCCAGTAACGATGTTCAGGATTCGTATGCCGTGACGGTCTACGAATACATGCCCGTAGCGGAGGCGCACGCACGCTTCCCACTGTTTCAGTCGCAACTGAAGCCTGTTGACCAGACGCGGTTCAATTCCAGAATCGAAGCCACGCGCCTCAACTGGCAAGATCGGATGAAGTACGGCATCGGGGAATCATCGCGCAACTGGGGAAACCTTTACTGCGAGATTCGTTACACGTTCATTCGTGACATGCGGATCAACACGACGCAGTTCGAATTACCGATGGGAGACGAAGGCACGACCTGGTTCCACAAGGTTCCCTACGTCGGGCAGCCCATTTTTGGGGGCATTCGCAACGGACAGGCGTTCATGCGGCCGGCCGCGAAAGAGGATTGCTGGGTCTATCCGAATCTGCGACTCATCATCACAGCCAAGGGCGTCAGCACGCCGATGTACGACGGGCCAGCCTTTGACTGGCACGGTAAGATCCCGGTGGTTCAGTACCTCGTGGATGATGTGCCGTGGAAGCCTCTTGGCGAATCTCTCGTGGAGAACGTTGGTTCGATCGAACAGACGAAGCGCAAGCACGAGCGCATGATGGATCAAGTGCTCACAACTACGATGAATCCGCCGCTTGGCTACGACCGCACGGCTACGGGCGGTCCGAAGGTTGAGAATTTCGATATCTTCGAGCAGAACATCCGCGCCGGCGTGGACGGGCAGCCCCGGCAGATTCTCCAGTCGTTGCTTCCTGAAGAAGTGCGAGTGACTGAGGAGAATCGAGTGTTCTTGGAGTCGCTGACCAAGATGGAGGAAATGCAACTAGGCATCAACGACATCGGCTCACTCGTGAATCTGAAGATGAACGTCACGAGCGATTCGTTTGACAAGGTCCTGGAGTCGGTCGGGCCCATCGCCAAGGGCATCGCCACGAGCATGGAGGAAGGGAACGCCAAGATCGGCTACATGCTGAAGTTCATGATCCCGCAGTGGTTTGACACTTCGCGGATCATCCAGTACATCGGGCCCAATAGCATCCCCCCGGAGATATTTGACTTCGATCCCAACTCGCTGATCCCGAGTCACGGACTGGAGGAGTACGTTCGGAGTGAAGATGGACTTGCAAAGCCGCCGCTTACTGAATCGGTGTATGACAAGATGCAGAGGGCCAAGTGCTTTGCTCGAAACCTACGGCTGATCTCGGTTCCTTCGACGCTGTTGAAGATCACGCAGATGCAGGAGCAACTGAAGTATCTGCAACTCTATCGTGGGCAGTTCCCGATTTCCCCTCAGACTGTTGCCAAGAAGCTCGGCATTGACAACTATGGAGACATCGACGGAGACACCGAGTTTGAGAAGTGGATGAACTGGATGAAGTTGAAGATCATGCTGGAATCGCAGGCGCAGCAACTCGCCGCTGAATTGATGCCTGCTGGAACTGGCACTCCTGAAAACATCCAGACGGCGCCGCATCCTGGCGGTCGTCCACCAACAGGACAGCGGGCGCCGCGACTCGTTCAAAAGGGAAAGACTGACGGCAAGCCGAGAACTACGATCACGGAGGCTCGATGACTTCAGAAGCCGTTTTCGTCAATGAGCGCCGTGAGCATGTCGTGCAGGAGAGCACAATCAACACGAGCGTTTCAGCGGATGAAGTTCTCGCTGCTTTGCGCCAACGCAAGGCGACAGGCGAGCTTCGTTTCGTTCTGAATCAGGGCGGCGTGCAGCGGATCGTGCTGAGCGAAAAACGGGCGGCTCAAAATAAACCTTGACATCGCACCGTTGAATCGTGTTAACGTGTGAATCGTAACGAGAACATACCTTACCCCTTTTCTTAGGGAATCCAAGGTCCCCTCCAGAAGAAAGTCTCATCGGAGGATACATGACAAAGACAGTCATCGTGAGCGGACACAAGGGCGGTGGAGACAGTGGCCTGAAGCCCAAGGGCAAGATTTCCAAGAAGCCGACAGCCGCAACCGCGATCAAGCGCTAAGGACTCAATGGCCGCCGCTCCCGTCAATCCCGGTGGTGCCGCTCCTGCTCCTGATGCAGGGGGAGCGCCATCGCAAGCTCCGGCCAATCCCCAACAAATCATGCTGGCGCAGATGTACCAAGTCGTTCGTCGCCTCGCTCAAGAGAATCCGATCATGTCCGCAGGCTTGCAAAAGGCTGCGGAAGGAATCCAGGAAGCTCAGACAGCGATGTTGACGCAGCCGCGCCCGCAACCAACCGAAACGACTCCGCCGCAATAAGGAGAATGGAACCATGCCGATAACCGTCGAACAGATCCTCAAGCAGTCTGGAATCAGCGACGAACAAATCAAGGCACTGGACGCTAAGCTGCTTCAAGGTTTTAGCACAGTGGCCGAGCAGGTGAACGCAGCCGAGTCTGCGGCACTGGCGGCGAAGGAAGAAGCCGAACGTGTTTCCCGAGCGCAGAAGGATATGTACGAGAACCAAATTGCGCCGGCCTTGGACAATTGGGCGACGGAGAAAGCGAACCTTGAAGCCGAGCGCGCCTTCTACCGGACGCAGAACGAGCAAGCCCGCTCAGGAGGATTCGTGCCGAAAGATGCTCCGACCTTCAAGGCTGGCGACGCCGATACGAACGCTGGCCGCGACAACAATGGCCGTTTTGTTCCTGGCGCCAACGCGGTTCCTGGTTCCCCCCAATACATGACAATGGAGCAAGGCTTGACGGCGCTGACCAACGCTCATGCCATCGCCAATGAATACTTCCGGTTGTTCCGGGAGCCGATGCCGGATGACTTCGGTGATCTCCTGAAGCAAGCCGCCGCCGAGCACATGGACGCGCGCGCCTACGCGAACAAGAAGTACGGATTCGACACGAAGCGAGCGGAAATCACCGCGGCCAAGCAAAAGGAGCACGACGACAAGATCCGAGCCGAAGCCGCCGAAGCCACGCGCAAGGAAATGGCTGAGAAGTTCGGCAGCAACCCAAACGTTCGAGTGCCCAGCGATTCGAGATTCACGGAAATCGCCAAGGGAGTCCAGGCCGGAACGCTCAAGGACCCCTTGAAGATGACTCAGCAAGAGCGCCATCGCGCCACGAGCGAGATGGTTCAGAAAGATGTAGCCGCGAGCATGGTTCAGTAGGTAGAAAATATGGGCGTAATGCCGCAGAGAAAACCCGAGCTTGACGCCACGAAGGTCCCAAGTGGACTTGAGGTGGCGTGGGCTGCCGGAGTCTACGAAGGAGAGGGCACCTGCCGAAATGCCGGAAAGACGAAGCGCGGCATTATGATTAGCGTCACGCAAAAGGACCCGGAAATCCTTCACCGCCTCCGAGATCTATTTGGCGGAAGTGTTCGGGACAACGGAACCGGAAATGGAATCCATGTCTGGGATGCTTGCGGAGATCGTGCCCGCGTTTTTCTCGGGATGATTTATGAGTGGCTTAGTGCTCGTCGCAAGACGCAAGTGGACGCAACCGGAGCGCTTGAATTTTTGCAAGGAGTCTCTCCTCAAGGGAAGTCTCAGGCGGAGTTGCGGGATGCTTTGTTAGCTCATTACGAGCGGCATTTCCGTGACAAGTATGTAGACAACAACTCTTCCCGTCGTGAGAGATACCAGGAGAGGATGAAGAACGAGATCGGTTATGCCGAGAAGGTTCGAGCATCAGGGAAAGCATCCCGCGAAAGGAAAAAGCAACGCATAGAGAATGGCTCTCTTTTCGCTATTGCGTAGCTGAAGGAAGGAACACAATATGGCCGACCCACTCTACAATGAAATTGACGCCAGTAACCTCGAAAGTGTGAGGCGCAATGTAGTATTCAACAACCTTTTCGTCGACACCCCTTTCCAGCAGAAGCTTCGCAGGGCGGGCGTGTGGGATCCTTTCCTGGGCGGCTCTGGCATGATGGAAGGGTTCGTCTACGGTCGAGTCCAGGGTGCTGCGGTAGCGCCGGGATCGACGGTGACGGTGACTCGCCAGCAACTCAACACGGGCATGAAGTTCCTGCCGAAGGCTTACGTCTCGTGGGCGCCGCTGGACGATTGGGAGCTTGACGACGGCTCGGGAACGGGTGGCGTCATCAACTCAGGTCCGGCGATGATCGCCAACCAGTATCAGATCATCATGGAGAACATGACCATGACGATCAACACGATGCTGGAGATGGACTCCTTCCGGCATGGGCAGGCGAACGGCACGGGCGTTTCGGACAATCGCATCTTGAACTCGAACGGCATGGACGAAGCGCTGAACAACGGCATTGACCCATCGCCCTTTGGGAACATCTACAGCACCTACGGCGGGCAGACGCGCAACGCGAACATTGGCGTGGCGCTTAACTCGACTCCGCTGTGGTGCGGCAATTCTTCCGGGGCGGTCGGCCAGATCGACTTCAACGTCCTGACGCGCTTGTGGGGACAGTGCGTGGTTACTGGGGGCAAGCCTGACCTGGGGATCACCAACGTCCTTGGATTCGTGGCGATCGCCAATGCGCTCGACGCGCAACGCCGCGACGTGTCCAACAAGAACCATGACATCCAGTGGGACGGCCTGACGTTCAACGGAATCGACATTTACGCCGATCCATTGGCACCTTCGGCCTTGGCTGGCGACTTCATCGCGTTGGCGCCGGCGTCCGGCGCCGCGGGAAACACGAACCTGGCGGATGGCGCGGGCGTAAGCACGCAGACCAGCACCTTCACGACCCCGCAGTACACGTCGGGCGGAGCCAACGTATCGACGTCGGCCACGGGTTCCAACTTCCCCAGCACGACGGTTTGCACGGTAGGAGAGGTGCTTTACTTCCTGGAGTCGGGCAGCTTCAAGATTCGTCCGACGAACAAGAAGGGCTGGAACTACGGCCTGCGCCGGTCCCCGATGCCGAACAACGTGTCGATGGATGCCTTGTTCATGCGCCTGGGAACCAACCTTTACAATTCAATGCCCCGGCACAATGCGGTTGCCATGGGCTTCACTGCCGGCTAAGAGGAGAACACAATGCCTTATGATCCGACTCTGGTAACTTGGAAAGCGCTTAATGCCGCGAATGACGCCACGGCAACAGGTCTTCAGGACCTCCGCACCGGGGCGACTGAATACGGCGGCGCGCTGAACTCGGGCATGTACTTCGACCTGACGGAGACGCAGGCCGCGCAGTTATCGAACACGACCACAGGAACCCTACACGCCGGTCGCTACCGCCGCGTGCAAGTGGACTCAGGGGCGACGGCTTCGAACGTCAAGACCGGGGCAATCGGCCTGATGGTCGCGGGCGGCCAGCCGCAACTGAACCTCGTCACGAGCTACGACAAGGGCATTGTCGGCGCGCACGCGGTCATCTTCCTGAACTCGATCACTCCGGGCAACTGGGGATTCGTGCAGGAATTGGGCATCGCCACGGTGCTGATGGGAGCGACGTTAGAGAAGGCTGCGCCGGCCAGCGGCGATCTCATTAACTCGACCACGCTTGGGGTGGGACAAGACAACACCTTGCAGGAATTCGTGCCGGCCTCCATCGGTATCGCGCTGTCGCCGCCAAGTCCGAACACGAAGGGACTGGTCCTGCTGACGTTGCCGGTTCTGCAAGGCTAAGGAGGCACGATGACACTGACATTGCTTACGGGGTACCCGGACAAGATCGGCAAACGGTTCGCATGGTGTGGATCAGGGTCGGGGCCATCTTCCTACAACTCGACCACTGGCGATGCGATTACGCTGCCCGGGTTCCAGAACCAGATCGATTCGATCGCCAATGCTCTCACGGTGAGCAAGACTTACCTCGTAATGGCTGTGCCGGCCACGGTTGGTAAGCGGCCGACTTGGGTGCTGCGGTGGTACACGCGTTCGAGCGCCGTGGAAGTGGTCAACGGTACGGACTTGTCGGCTGAGAAGGTCCAACTGTTTGGATTTGGCGGAACCTACTGATGTGAGGATTTCTCCCCGTTTAGCGGCGGATCAGGCACTTGTGGCTCACGCTGCAAGTGCCTTCCGTGTTTAGGGACATATGAGCTTTGCTGATCTCAAATTTCGATTGGTTGGCGAGGTGCCCGGGATTCCTATGCCCTTGGCCGGGACGCTCATCAACGAGGCTTTGGGGCGCATCTACGATAGCCAATTGTGGTCCTTTCAGATTGGGGAGTCGAACTGGCTGACGCCGGGGTTGCTGTTTTCAAGTGGGACGCAGAGCGCAGGAACGATCACGGCGACAGTGGCATCCGATCAGATTGTAGGGGATGCGACGGCGGCGGCGTTGTGGGCGGCTTACTCCGGACTCCCCTTCTTGACTGAGTGCCAACTTCGTAGCCCTACTCGCAGTTTGTACAACATCGTGGCTTTCGACGGAGCCGCCACATTAACGCTGGACCGGCCGTGGATGGAGCCTGGAGGAACTGGGCTGGCCTACATGATCTATCAGGCCTACTTCCCGGCTCCCGTGGCTGACTTCAAGAGGTTCTTCGCGGTGCGGGATACGACGAATGCGGCACCATTGTCTTACTGGACGTATTCGCAGCGCGATCTGGCGATGCTCGACCCGCAACGGACGAACTTCAACAATCCGGCCTACGTGGTTCCGTATGAGACTGACAAGCGGGTAGGCAGCGCGACGTTGGGGTACCTGCTCCTTGAATTATGGCCGCAACCATTGGGGATCTTGCCTTACACGTTCTCTTACCTTCGTCGCGGGCCGCTGCTGTCTGCCAATACGGATACGGTGCCGACTCCCTTGACTGAGGAATTGCTCATGTGGCGAGCGAAGGAAGTGGCGTACCAGTGGAAGGAATCTCAGAAGGGCGACGGGATGCAGCGCGGCTCAGGTGCCGACTGGCGTTTCCTTGCAGAGTCAGCGAAGCGCGAGTTTGACAATGAGCATAAGGTCATCAGGGACTTAGACCGCGATCTCTACGACTTGTACTTTGATCGCTACGTGCGGAACACTTCTTTGGGATGGGCAGGGGCCCCATTCGCTACGATTACGGGCTCTTTGAATGTCGGAAGAATGTAACGGAGGAATATGGCAGCACAAACAACTTACCAGCAGCCCGGGTTCTACAACTCAGTTCCAGCGCGATTGATTAACGCGAACAAGGAGTACTTCGCGTTGCAGAATCAAGCCGGGGCTGCGGGGCAGTCGAGCGTTGCGTTCATCCTGGAACGCCAGAAGTCTGCGTTCTATCCGTTCGGATACTCCGTGGAGATTTCTTTCTCGGGACCGCCAGGGACATTCGAGGTTGACTTGCAGCACGCCGACACGGATACCGATGCTTCGTATGTGACCCAGGCGGCGGTGAGCAGCGTGAACGCTTCGAATGTCGCGCGCTACGAGATGGCAATTTGCTTCACGAAGTTCGTTCGAGTCAAGGTAGCGACGCTGACGAACAACGTGAACATCACTGTGAAGGTGACGCGATGAAGAAAGCACTTCTGGCGGTTCTGTTGGTTGCTTCGTGGTGTGGAGCGCAGATTGGGAACGTTACGGCAAACCGGATCGTCGGAGGAACGAAGCCGACCGTCTGCAATGCTGGACCTCCAGCAGACGTTTGGGTGGATACGACCGTGACGCCTCCGGTGTTCAACGTGTGTGGACCTAGCAACACTTGGAATGCTGTTAGCGGTGGTGGAGGCGGGGGTGGAGGGACTAGCTCACTGACCCTTAATTCCACAATGTCCTATCTGCCAGCAGCAATACCCGCTGGCAATCCCGGATTTTACGCTCCCAGCGCCACTGCACTGACTCCATCTGGATCATTCACTATTTGCGGCTGGGAGATCCCAAGCCATGGTGGAGGAAATGTCCTCACGTATCAGAAGGATTTTGGGACGACTGGTTTCGCCCTTGGTGGACCTTATGTGGGAGTGTGGTACGTCATCACGCACAATTTCGATACTCTTTTATCCTCTAGCACACCCATCGTATACGGACAACTTACTCTCGTCTGTGGAATGGTGGATAAGACGGGGGGCACGATTGGAATATCTATTAATGGTGGCGCTTTCGAAACTACGTCATACGGAGGTAACACACCCTCATTTTCCACTGGCAATATTTTCCTTGGGCAGCCATCGGTGGGGTTACTCGGCCGATGGGGTATTTGGTCCAAAGTCCTTTCCTCTTCGGAACTGACGGAACTTTACAACAATAGGATTCCTCGCCGGTTTTCCGAAATCCCTTCTACGAGCACCCTTAAGACCAGCGTCAACGCTTGGTGGGACCTTGACGGGCAAAGTGGAGCGCAGGCCGATTCTAGCGGCAACGGAAACTACATGATGCCGGTGTTGGACAACGTTCAACAAGAAACCTCGAATCAGGTTGTCAATATGGTGTGCCTGGGAGACTCGCTCACGTATGGATACGACGGCGCCCTGAGTGGTCTGGCGATCCGTAGTTATTGCACGCAGGTGGCTCCTGGTTTGAGCGGCACTTCTTGGAAGTCACAAAACTACGGCAGGAACGGGGCTTCGACCCCTACGATTATTAGCGATCTGTTGCCGCTGGCGCAGTATACGCTGAATCGTCCAGAAACCACGAATCTAGCTAACCTCTGGATCGGAACGAATGATTGTGATGCTGGTACAGCGGTTGGAACAATAGAGACGAACATTACGACGATCGTCTCTACCTTGCAGGGATACGGTTACAAGGTCGCCATCCTAACGATCACTCCATATGGCGGGGCCGGGAAGAACCCTGGCTTTGACGCTTGCAGAGCTGCTTTGAACACTTGGATACTGGCCAATAGCGCTGCCGCCGATTACGTGATCGACAGCGGTGACGCTGCGGCCTTGTCCGACCCAAGCAACACCACCTATTACAGCACCGACAAACTGCATTTGACCGAAGTTGGGCAGGCCGTAGTCGCCGCTCTTGTGTTCGCTGGCGTTAGCAGCATCGCTCCCACTGGACCAAGTTTGCAACCTCCGGGTGTGGCATCCCTTGACCAGCTTACTATCACTTCGCACATCAGAGCTACCAGGATAGCTTGCGACAACCTGAGCGCCTACTTGGTCGTAAAGATTACAACCACGGATTGCGTCACAACAGCGACTACCGGAGACGCGCTGGCTTTTGGGATTGTCCAGGATGGCGTCCCAGCGGGATATACCGCGCACGTTGCTGTTGCGGGCGAGGCGCTTGTATTGTTGCCAGCCCTGACGACCATCGGCCATTTGATGGGAATTGGGGCGAGCGGTGTTCTGGTGGATCTACGGACCTCCGACATCACCGTTGTACCAGCATCCACTTTCATTATCGGCGTGGCTCTTGAGTCCCTAGGTACTTCTGGACAAGTTGGGCGCATCGCGCTGCTTCTGTCTCAGGGTCGCGGACCGGCGCTATTGGCGGTGTCGACCCAAAATAACCGCACTAATGCCACGTTCGCGAATGTGACGTTCAGCGCCACGCCGCCAACGCTGGTGCTTGGGCGCACATACGATTGCCGGGCGGACTTCTATGTAACCGCCGAAGCGACGGATGGGCAGAAGTATGATTGGAATGGTGGAACTGTAGCGGCGTCATCCTTCATTTCGACCAACACCATCCTGGACAACACGACCAATGTTTTTGACTTCACCTCGCGCACGACTGCCTTGAGCACAGCGATCGCCTTAGCTGGGAATACCCAGACGGTGTTCCATGTGCAGTTGAACGCCACGATCACAACCAGCAACGATGGGACGCTAATTCCTAGGTTCGCCAAGAATGCGGCTGCGAACGGAAACAATTCCTCCATTCTAGTTGGCAGTAAATATAGCTGCATAGCTATTCCCTGAGCATGCCACAGACGTACACTTTCGACGTAGACAACAGCGGAACTCCTGAGTCCATTGTGACGCAGTCATTTTGCAACCGCATAATCATCTACGAGAACGACCAGAACGGGACAACAGACTACGTCTTGAGGTACCCGAGCAGTAGTAGCCCAGCGATCACGAGGCCGGCCGGATCAAAGACCGAGATAACACTGAACGGTAAGACACAGGCTGGCAACACGGTCGGATTCATCGCCACAGTGACCGGAACAGTAACCTTCGCTCAGGAGGAGTATCTCGATGAAGATCGCTGAGCCGAATGGATTACTACTGGAGCATCTGAAAGCGATGGGAGTATCCCATGCGCGCGATTTGGAATTTGATGATGCAGAGGTGCGCGATCGCGTTAAGCGCGCGGCCAAGCATCATCCAGAGGAGTCCGAGCCTGAAATTGAGGCGCGTGTCATTGCTCGGATGGCTTGCAGGCAACACGGAATCGTAAACCTGGAATCCGTGCCGATCGTAAAGCGGGAAACTGCCTTCAACCAAGAGCACCTTCGTCAGAACAGAGAGCACCAGTACGCACTTGAAAAGCACCAACAGGCCCTGGCTGAGAATCTCCCGAAGAACACGGATGCGATTCTCAAGTCCTCGGAGGCAGTAAGGCAAGCCATCATTCTGTCCACGGCTGAAACGTGCTCTGAACTAGTTAAGTTGGAAGAGGCGGTAGGGATAAGTGGAAAGAGTTTTTCTTCAGCAACAACGGGCGTGGCAAGCGTTATAGCGGAGGCATTCCGCGGGATCGAAAGGCTGCATGATGAGAACGTTAAGCGGCAGTCAGAACTATTGGCCGCAGTGACCGCAATAGCCAAGAGGGCGATGTGGCTCGCTGGTGGCTACCTGCTGGTCATCTTAGGTATTCTGATTGCCCTGTTGGTCTTCAGCGTCAAGGCGCATGCCCAGGTTGATGTCATCCAGTGGATGAACTCCAGCAACGTGCTGGTCAAGTCCTACGCGGCGCCGTTCAAGGTCAAAGAGGGATCGAACATCACCTTTTCCATTGGGGCGTGTCCTGGACCGACGTGTAACTGGCTCGTTATCACTGGCTCTGGGGCTGCGGGAACGGTCACTTCCGTCAGCGGCTTGGTACCCTTGTTCACAGTATCGAACCCGACGACGACACCGACGTTTGCGCTTTCGAATGCCGCGGCGCATACGGTATTTGGGAACAACACGGCGGGATCTGCCGCGCCAGCCTATTTCGTACCGGCCTGTGATGATCTTTCTAATGGGGCTACGGGCTGCTCGACTACGGTAGGGGCAGCGGCGACACACGGCGCTAGCACGACAGTCAACGGGCAGACCTGTACGCTGGATGGGTCCTGCACGGTAACAGCAACTCCTTCTGGAGTCGTGTCGCTTGCTCTCGGCGGGACGAGCGCGGCGCTTACGGCTGACCTGGGCGGCATCTTCTACTCCACGGCGACGGCGGGCGCGATTCTGGCTTCGACAGCGACGGCGAACAAGATTCTATTATCTGGAGCATCAGCCGCGCCAGTTTGGAGCACGCCGACGTTCCCGAACGCCTCCGCAACTGCCGGGAAGTACATCAAAAGCGACGGAACGAACTGGATAGCGTCAACCGGATCGGCCAGCGGGACAGGGTCCTGTACGAATCAGGCGGTCACGGCGACGAGTAGCGATGCCGCGCCGACCTGCACGACGCTAACGAGCGCCTACGTGGACACGTCAGTATTGACCACGAGCACGACGGCTACTGGGATCGAGGCTCCGTTATTCTGTACCGACGCGGGCGCGAACGATACGTATGCCTGCAACCTTTCACCGGCTATCGCCTCGTACGTGACCGGAACGCACTACCGCTTCAAGGCGAACACGGCGAACACCGGGGCTGCGAGCATCAACTTCAACTCGAAGGGAGCGTTGACGATCAAGAAGGCGGCTGGGGGAATCACTACCGATCTTGCCGATAACGACATCCGCGCAGGGCAGTGGGTAGACGTGGTGTACGACGGAACGAACGCCCAGATGCAGAGCACGTTGGGCAATGCGGCGGCTGGAAGCGGAACCGTAACTTCCATCGCCACGACCTCCCCGATCACAGGCGGAACGATCATGACCACGGGAACGATTGCATGTGCTACGTGCGTAACGAGCGCGGCGGCACTCACGAGCAATGCTGTAGTCATCGGCGGAGGATTGCAGGCTAGCTCTACGATTTCGGCAGATACCACCACGACGCACGCTTTGTATGCTACTGCGGGCGCTCCGGCTTTCCGAGCGACCACTGCGGCAGACCTGCCGAGCGGCAGCGGCAAGGTGCTACTGAACAGCCAAGCAGCCAACGCGAGCATTTCGCTTGCAACCAACACCGACAATACGGTCTGCTCCTACACCCTTCCCGGCAACACCATCGGTACGAATCAAGGAGTGGAGTTCTGTATTGCTTGGCAGTCGTCGGCAGGGATCAGCTTGAGCAGCAAAATGTTCTTTGGGGCGACAAGCAGCAATAACAGTTCTTCCTCTACAGGGGAACTGCGGTCTTGTTGGCGCTTTGTGAATGGGGCCGCGACTAACGCCCAAGATAACTACAACATCGTTCCAGACACCCAGTTCTATTCGTCGCTCGGGACATACTTCTCTTCAGCCATCGACACAACGGCAAACGTGGTTATCAAGTTCACTCTGAACCCTGGAGCGACGAGCGGGAAAACGGTGAATCTACGTTCTTGTCAAACGACGGTGCTCCAATGAGGAAGCTCTCTCTGATCCTGGTGCTCTTCTCAGCATTGGCTTCGGCGCAAGACACGACCATCACGGAGCGCGGCGGTACTCTGTTGCGAGTTGGCGCCAAGTCTCCGATCACGTTGACTGGAGCCGACGCCGATATGTTCAACGTGACCATCAAGGCTGGGCTGGTTCAACCTGGACAGTGCTATTTCGGCATGGCGGCGCTCCAGCATACGACAGGAACTTCGAGCGTTACGTACAAGATTTCGGTCGGCGGAACGCAAGCGAACTTCGGAGCGAGTGCCGCCACGACTCCTCTCGGAATGCGATTCTGGATCTGCAATGATCCTGTATCGCTGACTACCCAGACAGTGTTTATCGACGTTAGCGGGGTGTCGCTGACAGTCTTCTTCCCTGCGATCAACTTTGCCGCAGACGTGGTTCTGAAGATTCAAGCGAACGGCGCCAACACGCAAGCCATAACGCCCAAGATGTTTTACATGCGGCCAGATTAAGGAGGTCCTATGCCAGCAAGCAACGTAATGCCCAAATTTCGCAAGCAGCGCCTTCATAGCGGGTCGAAGACTGGGCCGCTCGTGACGAACCCGAAGCAGGCAAAAGCTATTCAGATCAACGAGGCCCGTGATGAAGGATACGACATTCCTCAACCGAAGCGGGCAGCGATCAAGAAAGCAAGTCTCAAGAGGTAAAGTGTGGCGTACTCGTACATCTCGTTCTTGGCCGCGAAGACACGTCTCGCGCAGCGCATGTACGATGCGACGAAGCAGTTCTTTGCTGATGCCGAATTGGGATCGTACGTCAACGAGTCGCTTCAGACTTTCAACGCTCTAGCTAATTCCCAACGTGCAGAGTTTACTTTTCTCTCTTCCTTCCCTCAGACATGGTACGACTTGACGACCGTGGCGAACACGCTTCGCCCGATGACAGTTACGGATACCGACGTCCTGGAAATCCTGGAATATCATCTGCTCGAGCCACTGACGAGCACCTACCCGCTGACTTGGGCCGGATCAAGCCAGTTCACATTGGCCGATCTTCTGAATGCGATTCAGCAGATGCGGGACCAACTGCTATCAGAAAGCTCCTGCACGCTGACTCAGCAACTTGTCCCTTCGGTTCCGGGCAGGACGTTTCTGAACGACCGAGTGCTGGACATTCGGCGCGTCTGTTGGCTTCCGCAGTCTGGACTTGGTTACAGCGCGAACTGCCTCTTGCCGGGAGACACGTGGGCGGCACAGTCTTTCGAAGCCGGGTTCCCTCAGCAGGTTCCTGGAACGCCTAATCTGTGGATCCGGTCAACGCAGCCTCCGTTGAGCTTCGACGTGGACATTCAGCCGGGAGCACCAGGAAACTACGACATCCTCACAGTGGACGCTGGAACAGCTCTCTCGGATACGACGGCCACGGTTTTGCCGATCCCGAATGACTGGGTCTGGGTGCTCAAGTGGGGAGCGCTGGCGAACCTGTTGAGCCGGGACACCACGTCGCGGGATGTTTACCGAGCGAGTTATTGCCAAGCTCGATACCTGCACGGGGTGGCAGCCTTGATGAAAGCGCCGGCGCTACTGGCCGCGCGCATCAACGACGTTCCGGTAAGCGTAGATGCCGTCAGGGAAGGAGACCTGTACCGCGCCAACTGGCAAGGATTGACGTCGGCCGCACCGGACGCTGTTTACTATGCCGGTCTGAACATGGTAGCTTTGGTGCCGTCTCCCGACTCAACAGCCTATGACGTGACGGCTAGCGTGGTCCAAAACATGCCACTCCCGTCAGCCGACGCCGACCAGATCCAGCTTGGGCGAGATGACCTAGAAGCGGTCTTGGACTATGCCCAGCATGTTGCCACTTTCAAGTGCGGCGGCGCGGAGTTCCTGGAGACAATTCCTCTGCTCCAGGGGTTCCTGCGTCGGTGTGGCCTGTTCAACTCGAAACTGGAGGCAATCTTGCCCTACAAGGAGATGCTGTACGGGCGTTCCCAGGAAGAGCGATCGGTGAATCCAGTGTTCCAATCCGACAGCCCGGAGGACAGCCGTGGCTGACAAGAAGCGAGAACTGTGGCGCTGTAACTTCCGGGGATTGAATACCCGTTCGTCTGCGGATTCGATACCGCCGACGAAGTTTCCTGTAGCCCAGAACATTCGGGCGGCCGGAGACACGAGCGTCAAGACTCGGCCTGGCTACGTGTTCTCGTTCAACTGTGATTCCGGTTCTTCAGGAACGTCGGTAGGGGGGCACGTCACCGACCTTCGGGCCTATGCCACCCTCCTGACGGATAACAAGCCGCGGATCATCGCCCACGATTCGAGCGGCGCCATCTTCCTGGATACCGGAGTCCAGGTGGGTCGGGTGGGCACCGGTGGGACCGGGGCATCCCTAATCCCCTACCGTCCCAGCCAAAGCCCGCAATCTTGGATGTATGCTGCCAATGCCACAGGGTACCAGAAATACTCGGCGCCGACCGCGGCCAATGTGGTCACAGAGCAAAAGGTGGGGATTGCCGAGCCTCAGTCGGCTCCAGAGGCCTGCCCGGACGGGGCGCAATACAACGACTTCACTTCCACGTTCAACAACTGGACGCCCGCGGGAAGCTCGCCGGCTGGCGCGACGGCGGCTGCCACGCGCTCCACGGACACCGTAGCAGCCATCTTCCAGGATCCGGCCAGCGTATCCCCTGTGACTAAGACGCGATACTCGGTCCAGGTAGGGACGACGGCCTACTCGGTCGGGGAAACCCTGACGTTCAACAAGAGCAGCGGCGGGACGGTTGATTCCCAGGTGGAGGAGGTACTTCCTCCGATCAACGGAGGAACGGCGCTGACGGTCGTTTCGATCTTCTACCTCAGTGGAGTCAACGGGTCGTGCATCGTTGTTCCGTCTCAGCAGCCGGTCGGTGATCCCTCGTTCCTTCCTGGGCAGGTGGCTGGATTGGTACGTGGTTCCCTTGTTCAGATCGGTAGCGAAGTAGTGTTGGTTCTAAACGTTACGGCTGGACCGCAAGGTGGTATCGCCTTCGAATGCTCAACAGTGACTCCGCATGTGTTCGGAGAGACAATCGTAGGACAGCCAGCTATTGTCTGTTCGGGCATCTCTTCCTTGGTGGTCGGTCAGGCAGTGACGGCGGCGGAGATCACCTCTACTATCCCGGTTGGCACTGGGACTTTGACGCAGACGTTAGGCACTAACCCATTTAACTTGGCAATTGGCTCTCGCGGGACGCCGCAGGCGGATGACTTTATCCATATCTCGATCCAAGTTGACGATGCCACTAAGGTAACGTCGTTGAAGATTCTGTTTGACGTAGGGGATGGATCGTTTACCAAGAACGTCCTGTACTACTCGGTTCCTGTCAGTTCGATTCAGACGGCGTCTCAATGGACAGAAGTGTTGTTCTCGATAGCTGATCTAGTACGGATCGGCAACGACCAGACCAAGACTCTTGCTAACTGTGTGAAAGTACAGATCTCGGCGGTTGTCAGCGCTACAGTGGCCTTTGGTTTCGGTTCCCTATGGGTGGGTGGCGGTGGGCAGCCTGACGTTGGTGACGCCGGGGCACCGTATATCTATCGGGTGCGTCCTCGGTCATCGATCACAGGGGCCAAGGGGAACCCGTCTCCCGAGATGCGTTACGGCGTCCTGCCGCGGCGCCAGCCGGTCATCCTGTCTTTGCCTTCGGCCTCCTACGACACTCAGATTGACACGTGGGACATCTTCAGGTATGGCGGGACAGTGACGTCCTGGAGGATGGTCGGGTCAACGACGTCGTCGGCCACCACGTTCACCGACAACGTCTTCGACGATTCGGCGCTGGCCGGGGAACTACTGAGCTTTGATAACTTCGAGCCGTGGCCCAGCGTGGACGTGCCGTACTCACAGACAGTTCTGGACGGGGTGTTGAACTTCCTGACGATCTACGGGACGGCCATACTGGTAGAGGCCAATTCCTACCCCGCCAATATCGGTAGGTGGTTGCCGGGAACCTTCATCACCCTGGACGGACAACTGACTTACACGCTCTGGAACAGGCCAATCCAGGTGGGTAGCGCATGGCTCCTACGAATCGTTGAAGATGCTGGTACCACAGTGGTAAGCACTATCAGCGTCAACGAGCCGAACATCGCCAATCAGAAGAATCCCTACGTCTGGGGACCGGACGCTAACGGAGTGGTCTTTGGCGCCGGGGATCCACTCCGGCCCGGGGCGCTCTACTCGTCAACTCAGTTCTCCCCCGACACGACGCCGAACAACATCTACGACCTGACGCCTCCTTCTGAGCCGCTGTTGGGTGGCGAGGTTATTGACGGGCTGTCCCTAGTGGCTTCCTCGGAACGCTGGTGGGCGCTTCAGTCGGCTTTTGCCTTCCCGCAACGCTGGAACCCTATCGAGATGCCGGCCGGCCGCGGCCTGGCTTCCCCTTGGGGACACTGCACGGATGGCCGGCTGGTCTACTTCGTGGCGAAGGACGGCATCTACTCGATGCCTCCGCTCGGGATTGCCTCTTCTTTGACGGATGCAGACCTTTACAACCTTTTCCCGCATAATGGGATTGCCGGTAAGGATTCGACCTACGCGGGATTCATCACATACGCCCCGGACTATTCGCGCGCGGCGGAATTCAGGTTGGCGATCGTCAATTCCCTGCTGAAGTTCAACTATCTCGATTCGAGCGGTCTGCGGCGATGCTTGGTCTGTGATCTGTCGCTGGACGGGCAGGGACAGCGCCGGATGGCATGGTCGAGCGACGTGTACCGCGATCCTATGACCTGTTCCTATCAGCCGGAACAGCCGGAAGGGACGCTGGCGACTTCGACGCAGTTCTATCCCCAGAGCTACATGGGGGACATCAACGGCAACGTCTGGATCGAGCAAGGGCTGACGAACGATGGCGGGAACGGGCCTGACGGAATTGTCATCAACGGCGGGCTGAGTACCTTCGAGTGGGATGGCGGGGACTTGCGGCAGGACAAGAATTTCGTTGATGGTTTTGTTGACTTGTTGCCAGCGGCTCATACTGGGACTGGTATTCAGCCCGTCACGAATGGAGTTGCTGTCGCCGGATCCACTACGGTTGCGAGTGGGCCGCGCCAGCAACAGATCGTTTCCGTTGGCGGGATCATCTCGCAGAACTACCTCGGGTTCTTGATTTCCTGGCACGATGACTTCTCTGTCCAGACGGTTGCGACGGAAATCAACGGTTGGGAGTTCGACTACATTCCGCAGCCAGTCACGACGGAGGATGCGTTCCTGGATTGGGACGATGCTGGAACTCCAGCGGCGAAGTTCTTCCAAGGATTCATCCTCACTGCCGACACCTTCAACGCTCCTAAGAACGTTCTGGTGCGTAACGGAGATACGCTGGTAGCGGCCGAGACGTTCTCGTGCGTTCACAACGGGCAGCAAGCGATCGCGTATTCCTTCGCTACTCCGTTCATCGCGCATCTGGTTCGCATTGAGCCACAGGAGTTCATTGACTGGAAGATTTACGCGATCACTTGGATTTTCCAGCCGACGCCGGAAGTGGGAACCACCTGGAAGACGCAGCCGACGACGCACGGGATGACTGGCTTCCACCACATTCGCAAGCTGGTTTGGGCGTACAAGGCTGATGCCGATGTGACGCTGACAATCACGGCGGATGATGGAACTTCTCCAGCGGCAATCACTTTGCCGAGTACGGGCGGGGCGTCTCGGAAGGTGGAGTTCGTGCCGACGTTCAACAAGGGGCGCATGTTCACCTATTCTGGTGTGAGCACTGGGAACTGGGCTGCGTTGCTGGACAAGTGCGAGATTCACGTTGGCGACTGGGAGCGCAACGGAAACTACTCAATTTACAGAAACCTCGGAGGCGAGGCCGGCGATCAAGCCCGCGTCTAGATATGGCAGATCAAGACAAGCCGATTTCGTATGCCGTCAAAGTATCGGATGAGGCTGGACCGAACACAGACAAGAAGCTCCGTGAGGTTATTGACGAAGCGAATCGCCTGAAGGCTCCGCTGGTTGAGGCTCACTCGATGCCAGTGGCTAAGATTACGCCGGGGGGAGTGAACGGCTTCATCCAGTGGGGAGCGGATGGCAGGATAGTGGATTTCAGGGACCCAACTTAGGTGTACAATGCGGACAGTGCCGAAACAAATGCTGAACGTGACATTTCGCTGGCTGGAAGGCGACGACATCAAGCAGATCGAGCCGCGCCTCGCTGCCCGTGGTTGGGCCAGCCTGAATCCGCAGACAAGTCGTGTCCTGGCGGCCTACGATGAGAACGATCAACTGATCGGGTTCAACGTCTGTCAGTTGATGCCCTACTTGGGCCCGGCTGAGATTGACCGCGAGTGGTACGGTAGTGGACTGATGGAAGAAATGGCCGACCACATGCACGAGGAGTTGAGCCTGCTTCGGACACGGGGAGTAATCCTAGTGGCTGACAACCCGATAGTGGCGAAGGTGGCAGCGGATCACGGAATGACCAAAGTGGACTCGCCAGTGTTTTTCAAGGTCGGAGACGAGAACGGAGTTTAATCATGGGCGGCTTCCTCGGTTTCGGAAATTCGGCTTCGAAAACAGATCGGGCAAACCAGCTTCAGGCATTCTCCGACCTTGGCAAAGTCACGGGGATGGCGACGGATGCGGCTCCAGCACTAGGGGCTAGCGGAGCGTCAGAGAAAGCTCTTGGCCTTGAGCAGAAGGCCACTGGCCTGAGCGATCTTGACAAGGCGCGCGCCTATTGGTCAACGCTGCTAAGCGGCAATCGCCAACAGACGGCGGCAGCGGTAGCTCCAGCGGCGAACGCGGCGGTAGCGCAGGCGGATGCGGCTAAGAGGCAGATGGCGACATTAGGGACGGGAAGGACCGGAGGTGGTGTTGCCGGAGCACAGCAGATTGACGATAATGTGCGTTCCCAGATTGACACGTTGATAGGGGCTGCCAAGCCAGCAGCGGCATCGCACATAGAAGGGATCGGCGTAGACACGGCCAACATCGGTGCGAACACGGCGGCGATCGGAGCGGCTGACATTCAGGCCATGCTGCAAGCTCTGAACATCGGGGAGACGGCGGCGGCGAATCGCGGGCAGTTGGCCGGGAACGCCAAGACGGCGGATCAGAAGTTTGAAGCGCAACGAGCGCAGCAGATAGCTCAGATTTTGCTGGCTGCTCTCACATAGGAGCATCATGGGCGGATTCTCTGATGTTTTGTCGGGCGTCGGTCGGGGTCTAGAGCGCGGCGTAGCCGTCGTTGCCGGGGAAGATCCTCGCGGACAGGACCGCCAACGTCAAGAGAAGGCCCGTGAACAGCAAGCGGCTCTCCTCGAATCTCAAATGACCGGGATAGCGCACAACATCGCTTCCCTGCCGGATGCGGACCCGCGGCGTGCTCCGCTGATGGATAACCTGAAGCAGGTTTCCCAGCAGTACCGCTCGCTCTACCAGCCACACGAAGCCCCTCAGTTGATCCAGCGCATCCAGAAGTTCATCGGCATCGCTCCCAAGGCACCAGCACCAATGATGGGGACTGATCCAGAGGCGATGGTTGCGGCGGCGCCACGGCCTGCCGATCCGACAGCACAACTGCAGCGTGTGGTGGATTCACTGCCAAGCCTGTTTCCGAATGCCACGCCGGAGGAGATGGGGAACCTCAAGAATCTGGTGCTGAAGCACGGATTGGGAATTCCTCCTGAGACACAGACTCCGTTGACCGGACGCGCCGGGGAACCCTACGAACTGAAGGACGGCAGTGGATGGGCGGTCCTCGAACGCGACAAATCCGGCAACCTCACAGAGAGGAAGTTGCCGGCCAATTACCAGCCTCCCCGTGATCCCGCCGATGCTGCCAAAGCAAAGGGCTGGCAGATCGTCAATAATCCGAGTACCGGGGGCATTGAGGGCGTCAAGAACCTCGCCACTGGTCAGATCCTCACGAAGTCAAACTATGCTTCCGATCCTGAAGCCAAGCGACTTTGGGAAGATACTGTCGCCCTTCAGAAGGAACAGAACGACCGCAAGTTGGAAGAGGAGAAGCGCAGGAACGAGGAGTCTGATCGTCGCTCTGAACGTCAGGCAGCTGTAGCGGAGCACATGGCTCAGCTCCATGCTGACATCCAAGAGAAGTCACGGCAGTTAACCGAGAGCAGCAAGATCCCATCGGGAGTTGCCAACCGTGTCTCGCAGGCGGAGATCATCAAGGAACAGGTTGCGGACCTGCAAAACAAGCTGAAAGACCCAGACATTCGGAAATACATGGGGCCCGTTGTAGGCCAGGCTGGTGGGATTGCTCGACTGTTCTCCAAGAAGATTCAGAATTTCTTTGCCACGCAGGAATCCTTGGACTCCCTGCTGCCGACTCTTCACGGGTATCGCGGCGGTGTGCAGACACACAAGGTTTTCAAAGACGCGATGGGAAACTTGGCGATTGACCCGGACGCCTACCAAGGTACGTTGGACGCCTTGAGCGGACTGGCAGACAACGTCATCAACGAAGTCCAAGCCGAATATCCCAATGCGCCAATGTTCAAGAGCAAAAAGGCGGCGACTCCGGGTGATTTGAAAGGTAAGGTCAAGGCTGCTACCGCTGCCGTTGATCCCATCGAGAAGGAAATTCAGGACGCCTTGTCCAAGGCGAAGAAGAAGTAATGCCCGCAACTGACAGTCTCGATGCTTACCTGGCTCTTTCTCCCGAAGCTCGCCAGAAAGTATTGAGCGGTCTGTCTCCTGAAGCGCAGCAGCGTTTGCTGACGGCCTATCGAGAGCGCAAGTCGGTAGCTCCTGCCCCACAACCTTCCGCTCCAGCAGTATCCATTCCAACAGATCAACCCGGATTCTTTCGTGGTCTGTTGGAGAGGATACTGCCTTCGACCGACATTTCCGACTATGTGGCGGGCCCGGCTTACGCTGTACAGCATCCGGTGGAATCCGCCAAACTTCTTGCGAGTTCGATTGCTGAAGGTCAAGGCAATGAATTCAAGAAGGGTGTCGAGATATCCAAGCGCCCAATGAGCCTCGGCAATCTGTCGGAAGCCACTGGCCACTTTGGCGCATCTCTCCTTCCTGTGGTCGGCCCAGCGGCGGCGGCGGCCGGCGAGACGATTGGCGAGGGAGAGAACATTCCGTATGGTCTAGGGCAGGCTGCTGGCACGGTTGGTTCCGTCGTTGCCCCTGAGTTGGTCGGGAAGGGATTGTCGAAGGTCGGCCAGTTGCGTAACGTAGCACGGGAAATGGTTCCAACTCTGACGAAGAGCGGCCCTGAAGTGACTACCAAGCCGGTGGTTGAGAAGTACATCGCTGATTCGGCCAAGGCTACAGCGGAACATGCCGCGAAGGATGCTGAGGTTACGGCGTCCAATCAACAGACGGTCCAGAGGGCTGCTAACGAGGCTCGCGGTATCAAAGCTGAGTTCGACCAGAAGGTGGCGGATGCCGAAGCGGCTCATGCCAGGAAGGTAGCTGAAGCGAATCTCGCCAACCAGGAGGCTGCGCGGATCGCTGCCCGCAAGGAAGAACTAGGACAGTCTTTGAAGCAGGGCCATCAACAGGTAGGGGAGAGCATCAAGGAAGCAGATGCCAAACTGCGTGTCGAGGGAAACGAGAAGTATGATGCGGTGCGGCAGGCAACAGCGAACGATCCCGGAGAGGGCCTGTCGGGTGTCGTGGAACACGCCGAGAAGAACATCCTGAAGGGATCGCCGGAGAGCATCAAGACGTTCAAGGGGATCATGGATGCTACCGGGGAAGGGGCTGAGCTTCCGAAGGTTCAAGGGATGACGCCGGAAGAAATAATGGCGCACAATCCGAAGATGTACGAGATCCTCAAGCAGCAGGGGATTATCGGTGAATCGGGGAAGATTCCATTCGATCAGTTGCAGGGATTCTCCTCAGAGTTGGGTGCCAAGTTGGCGTCTGGGAACTTGGCTGGCGATGTTTACCAAGCCATGAAGTACGTAAAGGAAAAGGTCGATGCAGCGAAGGCAGCGATTGCGGAGCGCAATGGGGTGGGTCCGGCTCTTGCCGATGCTGACCATTTCTGGCGCAACTACATGGACACGTTCTACGACAAGGACAGCGCTGTAGCGAAGGTCCGTGGCAACGTTGGCGTGAAAGATCCGCAGTTCTACGCGGAGCCATTCACTACCGGTAAGTCTGCGGAGGTTGGCGCGGCTAAGTTGCGGGCCATTCAATCTCGCCATGCTGCTGATCTTGCCCAGATTGCCGATCGCGCGCTTGAGCTTCGAAAGACTCACGGTGAACTGAAGGGGATGCCGAACCCCAAGCCAGTAGAGGTCCCGGAACCTCCAAAGCCGATTCCTCAACCGAAACAGGTTGCGGTGCAGTTGAAGGAGCGTCCGACATTGGAATCTCCAGCACCGCCTACCGTAGAGGACATCGCAGATCTTAAGAAGCAGGCGGCCAGCAACATGGGAACGAACATGGCTGCCCTGAAACCACGTGATCTTCACTATCTGGGATATTCCGGCATCGCCTTCATGACGGGCCATCCAGCCGGGGTAATCCTTGGTCCTTTGATGTTCGCGGCCGAGAAGGGACTTGGACGTGCCCTGAATCGTCCTGCGGTTCTCAACTGGATCGGTCACACGTTCACGGAGGGAGACTTGGCTGAGATCGCCAAGTTGCCGGAGCCAGTCCAGGGACAACTCCGGGCCAACCTTCAAAATCTGATCGATCAGGAAGCAGCCAAAGGAAAGCCTCCGGTTGTGGCTCCGGCTGTGGCGCGTGCGATCGGCCTGACCGCAGCGGCTCAGAAGATCCCATCTACCCGCAGCGAGGCTCTTGACAGGCTCCAATCCGTCCAGCCGTGACTTCCGCTTCCCTCCTCCAAGCCTACGAATGGTGCGAACGGTGGGGCTACCAAGCCGCCCGTTTTGAAAAGCACCGCATGACCACGATGCAGATGCTCAATTCCGCGGTGCGTGCCGGCCTGATTGAAAAGGAACGATCGGACTTCGGGGAAGTCGCCGGCGAGCACTTCATGGGGCTGGCTCAGAATCGGGGCATCTCAGACGTTGAAGGGCATGCTCTCTACGACGCCGCAATTCACCACGCCTGCCTTTCGGACATCCTAACGACGGCGATTCGGAAGGGCGATCCCTGGAAACTAGCTATCAATGCCCGCCAGAGGTTCCACGTTCAACCCTGGCAGTCTGGGGCATTCCTGGATCCATCTGGAGACTGCTTGCGGGGATTCCTGCTCGTTTCATCGTGGGGTGAGGAACGCCAGTATTCGGCCCTACGGTCCTGGCAGGTCATCGGGGAAGTCTGCCAATACAAGATCCCGATGAAACTGGCTGTGGCTGTGATTGGTCCTCGGGTAAGCGCACGGCGCCGGAGCCACTGGACCCAAGCCCGCATGCATCCTCAGAATAAGGCTTTACGCTTCCAACGCCGCGGGAAGGGCTGGACCAGCGGATTCAAGGAAAGCTGGCAGGTGGTTTGGCGAGAGGACCACGCCGAACTGACTCGGGAAGAATGGCTCCAGGCCATGCTGGACGATGGGGTACTTCAGGATGTTCTGTTTGTGGTGGACGTTCCGGTACCCGGGGAAGTCGAACAGGAGCGTGTCCGGTCGATGGCTCTTAGGAAACTGGAAACTCTAGGGGCACTGGAAGCACTTCCGGGTCCGTCTCTGTCTGTCTGTCAGGATCCAATTCATCCTTGTCCGTTTCGGTTGTGCTGTTGGTCGCAGCCTGAATCCCGACCTGAAGATGGCGGCTATGACCAGATCGAAACCAAGCTTCCCACTTCGGCCAAAGGTCCGGCCAAGCCAGCCCTTGAGTCAGATGGGCGGCTTTCCTCCCTACCTGTTGAACAGCTTTCACCCAGTCGGCAACTCGATAGATCGGACGGAAGTTGTTGTACAGCCCCTCCATCCTCTGCCCAGAGTCAGTAACCAGCATCGAAGGTTCCATGAATTCCACGTGCCCTCCGTAGCGGCCGGTCACGCAGGGTGTTCCGCATGCCAAGCTTTCGAAGATAGGGTAGCCGAATCCCTCTCCTGAGCCAATTCCCAATGTCACGTCGCATCCGCTGTAAATCTGCGCCGTCAAGTCGTCGCTGATGAGGGAAGTGTTCACGATGGCCTGTGGCAGCAACCCGTAGTCCATCAGGAGCGCCGGGATGCTCCAGTAGCGTTCCAGGATGTCGGTTTGGATGAACAGCCTCACAGGGCGCGTCTTGGCGAGTTCTGCCACGACTCTGACGGCTAGGCCGTAGTCCTTGCGAGCCTGGTTGGTCGCCACGATCCCGATGAGAAGTTCCTCATTACCGATTTCAGGCCCCTGGAAGCCCATGTGCTTGTGGAAGACGCGGCGGGATTCCCAGTGATCACGGCGCCGAAAGACTCGCGTGTCAATTCCGTGGGGCAGGAACGACAGGTCTCGTTTCTGGGATTCCTTGCCCAAGAGAGTCTCGGCCATCAATCCCTCTGCCCATTTGGTGTAGGTCAGAACGCGGTCATAGCCTAGCAGGACTTCACGGAGCATGCAGGAGAGCTTTCCGTTGGGGCCCGCCGCGTCCACAGGGAAGTATCCCCACTTTTCAAACGGTGGATGCTTCAGCCACTCGGCCATAGTTTTATCCGGGCAGGCTTGGGGGAAGTCCGGTCGGGAGAACCAAAGCAGCCGACTGGCGTCCCAGACCGTCATGAGGATTCCGCGTTCTTCGCCGGCAAAGTCCTCCCAGACTTCCCGCAACGTCGGGATGTACCAGTCGCGCATTTCCTCAATGGCATACTGCTGGATAGGAATGTGGCGGCTCCCGAATCCTCCGTAGCCGAGTGCGCCAACGCGGAAGATGTCCGAACAGTTGTCGTGAAGGTGGATAGCCAGGTCACGGGTAATGCGGCCCAGGCCAGAGCAAGCGGAAACGGCGTCGCCGACGAGAAGCAGTGGAGTCAAGGCAGGATTTCCTCACCAGGAACGTCGGGTAGAAGTTCGTCTTCCGCAGGGACCGCATGGCCCGTCGCGCCGGCCGGGATTGATCCGGCTGTGCTGGTGTCAGGCATAGTGAATCGGCGCAGGTGCAGAGGAACCTTGGCGAGAGCTTCACTGTTGAAGAAGGCGGGGGCGAGTGGCCTGGGGTTTTCTATATCTAGTGACACCACCTTCATCTGACCCGAAATATAATCTGACGGCGCCTTCAAGAAGACGTTATCTGGCGACAGGGTAGCGATGATCTGTTCGAGTCGCGGGATCTCCTGCTTCAGCCCCTCTGCCTTCACCAGACAGCGTTGCAGTTCAATCCGCGCTCGCTCGATGCGCTTCTGTGCCGCGGCGAGGGCCCGGGCGTAGGGGTCACGGGTGCGGGGCTTCTTGGTCGGGTCTTTGGGGCGGCGTGGCATCCTATCCTCCAGAGTTGACTACCATACAGCGACTATCATATACTACCATTCTATGGCTCACGAAGAGAAAAAAGCTGCTTGCGCTGTATGCAGCAAGGAGTTCACTTATAAATGGCCGCAGGCCCGAGCGAAGTTTTGCTCCAAGCAGTGCCGCCTCAAGGACTGGGTGACCAGACACCACGAAGAACTGTTGGAGCGTGGTCGAATCTATCGATCTGTCCATGCCGCTAAGAGGAGAGAGACTCTTCGTAGGTACCACTCCGGCAAAGGAAAGGAGACGGCTAAAAAGTGGAGGGAGAAAAACTGGGATCGTCTCTCTGCCGAACTCAACCAGAGATACCATAACGACCCAGAATATCGAAAAAAACTTCATTCTCGGTCGAAGGCGAACAAGATTCTGAAAGAGTCTGATCGTGAGTATTCCTGTCAAGGGTGCGGTTCCAATAGGAGGTTGCACTGCCATCATATCAACCTCAACAGCCTGGACAACGATCTTGCTAATCTGATGTGGCTTTGTCATTGGTGCCACATGCGGGTACACTCGGAGGAGAGAGAAACAGCGCGGCGTATTCAGGCGTCCCTGGGTAACACTTCCACTTAGCGAAGAACTTCTCGCGGTTCTTCCTGGATGCTTCCTCTATAGCCACTCGGTCCTCCGATGAGGAGTTTTTCAGTGTTCCGGAAGCGATGTGATAGAAGGGTAGACCGATAGTATACGCCTCGATTCCAGCTTGGTGAAGTCGTACGTGGTAATCGTTGTCCTCATAATACGCTGGGAAGAATTGCGTGTCGAACGGACCCACTTTCTCCCAAACTTCCTTGCGGATCAGATAGCAGCTGAAATCAGGGTGTGGTCGCACAGCTTTGACGAACGGCCCCAGGATGTCCTCGGGATTGTTCACTCCTACCGCTGTAACGAATCCACCTCCGTCAGCTAGTAGTTCTCGGTACGTATCTTTGCGGAGGATCGTATCGTTGTTGACCACGAGAACATGGTCGCATCCCGACTCAAAGAAGAAACGCAGCCCGTAGTTCCATCCAAGGGACACGCCGATCTGAGGGGAGAATCGCGCCATGTGGATGCCCTTTTCCGCCAGCCATTCCTTCGTCCCATCGCCGGAGTCGTTGTCCACACAGAGCAGCCGGACAGGGATGTCTTGGTTGAGGACTGACTCGACGGAGCGCTTGGTCAGTTCCAGGGCGTTGTGACACAGCATCAGGACTGCGTTCATTTGATTGCCTCGCAAGTTGCCATCCACCAGTCGGTAGCGATGTCTGTTCCTTCTGGTGCTGGTCCGGTGTAGGTGTGCATCATCGACCAAGGGGCCAAGTTTCCGATGTAGTTCATCAATCCGATTCCAGACCATCCCCACTTGTGGCGGTCGGCCTCGTCTCCCATGTAGGCGCCGTACAGGTTGGTGACGTAGATTTGTTCGGAGATCAACGGCATATCGTGCCACTTTCTCGTGAACGCCCGAGCCAACTTCTCGAGGTCCGGCGTGGCAACAATCAGTCTTCCTCCAGGTTGCAGGATGCGGTGGCACTCCTTGATGATCGGGTCGGCTTCTCCGCAACCGAAATGTTCTATGACGTGCCACAGAATGATGATCTCGGCTGACTCGTCTGCGAACATCGGCATTGAGCGGATGTCGGCCAACACGTCGGGGTTCCACTTTTCCTGGCAATCCACGTTCGTCCAGGTAGGACTCGAGAACGGTCTTTGGCCAGAACCAAGGTTGAGCTTCAAACTCACTTCGCACCTCCGTACAACTTGTCAAACCATTCCTGAAGTCCCGGTGCGCGGCCGCCGAAGTGGAGGAACATGGGGCAGGTGTCAGTTATGTCGTTGTAGGCTTGTGGAAGACGAGGAATTTCGGTAACGCATGTAGTAACGCAAACGTGTGGCTGTGAGTTATGCCCCATGATCTGGAACACCGCGCAGCGCGAGTCTACAGTGAACGGCACTCCTCCTTCGTGCATCCGGTGGAGCATTTCCTGAGTGCTGCCGCCTGCTGTCTGCTCCCACTTGCCGGAAAGGAACTCGCTCCATAGCTCCAGGATGGCTTGCTTCGTTCCGACATACTGCCCACCGCAAGCTGATCTCCACGGCGTTCCGTTGTCAGGGTAGGACTCAAACCACGGTCCAGCGGGCCAGCATTCGTCATTGGCTGAAACGAACAAATTGCCCTTGGCCTTGTCCACGTGGCGCATGACTTCAGCTTCGTCCCATCGGTTTACGATCACATCGAAGGCATCAGTGACGAGGATGTAGTCGGAGTCGATCTTGTCAACGAACTCCATGAATCCTGGAAGGCCGGCGAGGTGCGGGTAGTTCTGCCCGAGTCCATGAACGTGGAGGGGCAAGCCGACGATTCTGGCGCTCTCTCGGATGAAGAACCAATCGCTGTCGTTGTTGGTGAAGGCGGTAGTTACGACCGATACGTTTTTCATCGTCTGCTTTCCTCGATGATCGCCAAGTAGACCGTCGTGATCCAGGCTCCGAAAAGCATGCCGCAGATGAAGATGAACCAGATGCCCAACAGGATCATCGGTGGGCTTGCCAGTTGGTCGCAGTTCATGCGGTCCTCTGGAAGATTCCAAGGCAGCCGACTCTTGGCAACTCTTCCCACTTTCCAGGAAGGTCAGCGATTAAGGAGCGTACCAGTTTGGCGTCAACTGTGGGGTAGACGTTCGGCAACTGGAAATCACCAACGTCGTGGTAGAGAGCATAGCCGCCGACTTGGACGCAGGACGCAAAGCGCTGAGTATCCGAACGAACGTACTCCTCCCAATGGTTTCCGTCTATCAACACGCATCCCGGCATCGGCACGAAGCTGTTCTTGCTGTCTTCGCAGCATAACGTGAAGGGATGCCCAATCTTTCGAGCGAGAGATGTCCATGCGTCGATCGCCTCCGGGGGATCAATAAAGGGGTCGATCCCGACGTATCGCAATTTCCTCTCCTTGGCTACGGAAAGGGCGATGCTGCTGGAGCGTCCGAATTGTAGACCAATCTCGACTACGGGATATTTTGAGTCGGACGGCATCCCCATGAGGATGTCGAAGTAGGCGCGGCACTCCGGCTCTTCGAAGGCCGCGGAACTACTGATCGTGCGGGTTAACTGCATCACTTGTTCAAAGGTTAGGCTCATCATGGCACCTTGTAGGGAAGCACGTCTCGGTAGGTATCGTAGATGTAGCGGTGGGCGTCGTCGTACTGCTTCTGCGCTTCCGGGCCGGAGCCTTTTCCTAGTTTGACGAAGGTGGCTCCTCCGTAGTGCTTGCAGGAGATGCCGACGACGCGGATTTTGTAACCCTGGCGTCGAGTCTCCGCAGACAACCAGTAATCGTAACAAGCGTACCCAATTGGAGTCCCGACCGGCCAACCCCCGGCCTTCTCAAGAATGGAACGTCGGACGATAAGGGCAAAACCATCGAGCACAGCAACATCCGTTGAGGCGGTAAATCGTTTTCCGTGAACATCGGCGTCCTCCATATTCGACAAGAAGTGGGCGCGCGCTAGTTGGCGGTAGTCGTAGGGATCGCGGTAGAGTCCAGGAGTTCCGTGCTCCAAGGCTCCTCCGAATCCAACGAGTCCTACGGTTGGATCATCAAACTCCTGAAGCACGCGGCCACACCAGAGCAGATCATTGATTCTCGTGTCGTCGTGAAGGAAGGCGATCACTTCGTAATTCTTCAGGACCCTCCACGCTTGATCGTAGGCGGGAAGGATGCCACCGCTTCCGTCTACCACGAGCGCCATTCCTCTCCAGGAGAGTAGGCACTCGCTCAACGTATCGGCTCCAGCATGTGCGGTCACGACGGCGAGCTTCATTCGACCCTCACTCCCGGGAAATCCTGGATCAGCTCAGCCCCCGGTACCGCTTGTCCGAAGGTATCGGTGCGGCTGCAATTCAACACGACAGGCGGATCAATCTTGCCAACCTTCAGGCCGGCCGCTTTGACTCTTTGGGTCATCAGCCAATCTTCACCCTTGCGGACTCCGGGTTCCTCGGCCAATGGTCCGAAGCGGTCCCAAGTTTCCCACTCCATGAGCCAGGACTGAGAGGAGAGAGCAAGGTTCTCCTGGATGGAGTGAATCCCGTTGAAGACTCGATCTACTGTTCCCTCGGCTGGCAGGTGGTAGGGGTGATTGTAACCGCCAAGGATTCCGTAGCCAAGATCCTTCGCAACGGCCCATGCTTCCAGAAGTGTTTCCAGCCATCCTGGAGTAAAAAAACAATCGTTATCACCAGCGTAGAGCATGTCGCTGCGCCCAAATTGTCTCTCGGAGGCTAGGATGGCTTGGTTTCTTGCAGCGCCCGCGCTACCGGTTGTCTTGAATCTGCGCTCCACGTGGAACTGCATCGTGGGATGCGGGATTGCCGCATAGCCTTGGATGATCCGGTACGTTGGGTCCAAGCTGGCGTCGTCCAGGATGGTGCATGTCGCTGGAACTTGGGTGTTGCGGACGCTGTGGAGAGTCTGCTCCGTGAGCCACGGGCGATCGCGGCAGATTAGACAAATATTTACCACTGATCGTCTCCACGAGGTTTGCTGGCGCGTGGCTGGCGTGGAGTCGCTTCGTTGACGTTAAGCGCGCGGCCGCCTTCCTTGTAGCCGTCCAATCCTTGAAGCGCATCTTGAGCCTGGGACTCGGTTTCCATCTCCACGAATCCGAAGCCTCGCGTCCTTCCAGTTTCCCGGTCGGTGGGGATGGTGACGCTGACGACCTGCCCGTATTCCTCGAACATCTCGCGGAGGCGGTCTTCGTCGGTGGCGAAGGGCAGATTACCTACGAACAATTTTTTCACTTGGATTCTCCTGGGGCATCCAGCCTTGTTTTGCATCGGGGGCATGACTTGGGGTCTTTGACCCGCGACTGCCACTTGTATCGGCACTTGGGGCACTTCTGTTGCATGGGTGTTGAGGATACTACCATTATTATTACTAGTCAAGATTTAACTTGCGCTCTCCGCTTCCAGGGCTGACAGGGCATCGGCGGCTGCGTCCATCGTCAACGGTAGCGTGGGCTGCTCTTTTTGCCAGCGCCTTACGGTCATAGCGCAGTAGTCGGTGGATAACTCCACTCCGGCGAAGTGGAATCCTTGGACAGACGCCGCAAGTCCAGTGCTGCCGCTCCCGCAGAATGGATCAAGTATCGTCCCTCCTAGTGGCGCGACCAATCGGCAGAGGTATTTCATCAGTTCGCGCGGTTTGACGGTCGGGTGAGTGTTTCCTTCTCCTCGATCCTCGTTGTCGGCTTTGGCGCAGTAGAAGAAGCGGGCGGCAGAACCTGCGTCGGCACCTCGAGCCGCTTCGCATTCTTCTTGTCCCTCGAACTCTGCATAGGTATTGCGAAACTTTGGAGATCCTCGACGAGTCGGATTGGCTCCGCTCTCTTGGATCGGAAAGCGCTGCAGGACTTCCTCGCTGCCGTCGTGGATGAGGTTGGCGGGCCATCGGCCAGTATCTGTATCCATCTCTCCGGTGCGGTTGCTGCCCTTCAGTCCATCTGAGTAGCAGTTTGCCGCTGGCTCCGCACGATTGATAAACTTCGGAACTCCGTCTTTGGCTGGAACCCGGCATCCGTCTATGTTCAGCGCTCCCGTTCCCCACTTCAGCACGTTGGCCGCGACGGTCGGTTCGCTCAGCGGCTTACGCGCCAGGATGATCGGCTCCCAAGCAGGTTTTAGTGCCGTACCCCATCCTTCCCATTGTTCGCCTTGGGCAGTTGCTGGCTTGGTTATAGTCGGAACGTATTCGCGACCGTTGTCTTTGATCCATGATCCAGTTTCATTCTGGTCGGCACCCGGGATCATCCTCCTGACTGGCTTACCTTCAGACACGACAGTGCGCTCCAGTTTCTCAAGTCCGAACAGCGGCAACCCAACTCCAATGGATTTGTCGATCGCCTTCGACACGTCCAATGACTTCGGAAACCCTGAGCCGTAAACCCACATCACTGTATCTCGTATTTCCCACCCTGCATCCTCGATCGCGCAGGCCAAGCGGTGGAAGGTGCGCGTCCCTCCAAAGGCCAACAAGTGCGCTCCAGGCTTGGCTACGCGCAGAGCCTCTCGCCAGAACAAGACTCCTGGAATGCCGTGGTCCCAGTCCTTTCCCATAAACGACAGCCCGTAAGGTGGATCCGTCACGACAGCATCGACCGAATTGGCGTTCAGCGAAAGCAACACCTCGAGCGCATCTCCGTTGTACAGGGTCAGTCCAGCGCGGTCGTCCTGGAAGTAAGGCTTCACTTCCCCTCCGGCAGCACAATCTGATGTTCACAGACGTAAGCCGCTCTCGGTGGTCCTCCGTGGATGCGTTGTACTTCGTCCTCTGGAATGCGGTAGACCGCCCTTGTTCCGCAGTTCCAGGTTGAGGCCGGAGGATACGCAGCGTCCGAGACACGGATTTCTTGCCCGCGCCACTTCTTCCAATCCGCAAATGGCCCGTCAACAGGGTTCTCTCCGTGCTTCGGGAACTCCTCAGTGTCTACCAGTTTGACGATCATTGGTTATGTGCCTCCATCCACTCTTGCTGCTTGAGAATCTCGCTCGGTCGCATCTTCATTCCTTTGGCTAACCGTGCGATCGTTCGTAACGTCGGCTGCTTCTTTCCGTTCTCTAAGTGGCTCAACTGCGTGCGGCCCATCCCGGTAACCTCCGCTAACGCGACCTGGCTGAGTCCTCGGCGCTTCCTACAGGAACGGATGGCGCTGCCGATCACAGCTCCACGTCCTCGCGTAACGCTCGATCCGCCAGCACCAAATCCCGAATCAGCTTTTCCTGTCGCTCTAGGTTAATCCCAGGCTCAAGGTAAGCTAGGCTAGCGGACTGGCGAGCGGCGAAATATTGCTGTACTAGCTTCCTCAGCCGGTCTAGGGCATCCAGGCGCTTGGAGGTGCGGGTCATGGCGTGTAGCACCTCGCAATCCATGTGCTGAGAGCCAACGGTATCTTGGCAATCTGAGCGGATGCGGCCTTGCGGGCCGTGCTTCTGCTGGACGCCTTCTGTATCAGATTGTTTGTCGAATCGTGCCACCACCCGCCGCCGAATTTCAAACCATCGCTCTCGCTCTGATTCGTCAAATGGCGCGTGTGTGTGTGTCCATCGCGCTTGTTCGCGTGTCCAGTGGTTTTTAGCGCCATCGCCTCTCGCACTCTCGGCTCATGGTCCGCTCCGTGAAACGATGGCGATGGGATGCCGTACTTCTCAGGGAAGTGAAAGTTGCGGCCCTTCTGTTTTCTCGCCTTCGTAAACGGCATCACGGCTGGCACGTCTCCCCACAGATAGAAGCTTCCAAAGTGCCAACGGGCGTGTCCTACCCACTTCTCCGCGCCCTTGACGTTCTCCACCACCATCGGGATATGCCGGTATCCAAACTCCAGAGAGCGATTGTCTCGCACTGGACCATACTCCTTCCATTGGTGGGTAAAGCATTCTGAACAGCAACGCCTTCCGAAATGCCCGAGAACAGTAGCCAAGCGAGGACATCCTACCCATGCATCACACCGATAGTCTTGATCGAGAATGCGGTTTGCGGCCTCGCAGGCTTCCCGCTGAATCCTGAAGCATGAATCGAACAGCGTGTTCAGTTCGGCGCGGCGTTCTTCTGATTCTTGGTAGTGCTTAATCATCGCCTTCGACCGCGACCAAGGCATTGCCATGTACGAGTACTTCTGGCACGGAGGGCTGGCTACGATAGCGGCAGCGTCTTTGAATTGCGATCCGTGAAGCGTCAGCACGTCTTGGATCACCAACTCGGCCCCGTCTGGAACTGGTCCATGGTGCGGCTCGTGCGCGATGTCGAATCCTACAGCCCGCCATCCTTCCGCCAGAAACCCAGCAGACCATCCGAAGCATCCCGCGAAAAGGTCAATCACCAACGGCTTCACTTAGGCAACTCCCTCTGAGGCTGCGCTGTGACGTACTCCCAATCGCGCTGGCGTAGTTCCTCGGCTTGCTCGTCGAAGCGTTCCCTCCACCAAAGTTTATCCTCGCTCGTGACCTGGCTGCGAAGGTCGGCGGTCCGGTCGGATCGAGCTTGTCCGGCGATCTGCAACGGAGCTACTTGGTCCTTGGGCTTTTTCACTTCAGCCTCCGAAACCTAGCCGCGGCGAATTGCTGGTAGACCAAGACCTTGACCCGCTTCCCGCCGATCCAGCGGTACTCCCTACGGCATAGCGGCCGGTGTGACCGAGCCAGCTTCCCGCCGACGCCCACTAAATGCCGCGCAAATCCATCGACCTTTGTCGATAACCCGTCAGCTCTTACGCAGCGTTCTGAGCAAAACCGGCTCTCCCAATCCTCCCCTGCGGCCCCGGCAGCGAAAACGGTATGGCAATGGAGGCAGCGGCGCCGTACCGTGCAAAGGCGCACCCTTCCGGCGCAAAGGGCGGGCTTCCTCGTGATGGGGCGGTTAGTCATAGATTCACGTGTCCGCAACGTTCGAAAGCATCACCCTCATAGACCCAATGTCCCTTCAGATGGGCGTCGTCCTTTGTGCTTCCAACGACCCTTGTGTCGTAATGCTGCATCGGCGTTTTGGTGATTTCCTTCCGTCCGTCCGGCCAGCGTTCGATCCGCTGAAGAACGCGCACCCAACCGTTGTCACATCCCGCGCACTTTGGCGAGTCGCTTGAGTTGTCGGTCGAACTCTGCGTAGTCTTCCGCGCTTGGAGGCTCTTCCGCAATTGGGCTGGGCTTGGCATTCGGTCCAGGTTTTGGATCGCTAAGTCTACGGCTATCTGTAGCTCCTGGTCCGAGAAGTCGCGCATTGCCTTTAAGTACACGTTCCCCGTTGCGTCGTCCATCTGGCGATGGTGCGCCCTGAATAGCTCCCTTAGGCTGAGTAGCCTCTCTGGCGATGTTTCGTAGGGCATTGTCTGTTCCCTCGTTGATAAGTTGGTCGAAAGTCTTTGGCGGCGGTGTGGGTATCTTCGGACCCTCCGCATACTCCGAAAAGTGCTCACAGAAGAACTTCAGGTTCCCTCGCATTTTGCGGGTGAACGGCTCCGTAGATTGCAGGAAGCTTACCCAACGGTCCTCGAAGTCAGCCACGGTAATTGACGGGTTGGAGCAAAGCTCCATTAGCGGCAGGGTGTCGCGGTGTAGCCAGCCTGGCTCGCGCTTCAGCAGTTCACGGTAGGTTTCAGCGGCGACCTCGAAGCACTGTTCCCAAGTTTCAAGAGCGGCTTCTCTAGGTGTATCTAAGTCTTTCTTAAGTCTTTCTTTAGATGGCCTAGCACTATCCTGCGTGGTTGGTGCGCAGTTTCCTGCTAGGGGTATAGCAGTTTCCTGCGTGGCCCTTAGCACTCTACTGCCTTTGCAGTATTCTGCTACTATAGCAGGATACTGCTCAAGCTCAGTGATGATGTCCGACACCCGGCGAGCCGAAATATTGCACCGTTTACCGATCTCCTTGTTCGTCAATTTGAACCCGTACTTGTTACCGACCGACAAGATCAAGCCATAGACCAGCTTGGCAGATGGAGACAAGTTGGACGCGAGAATGCTATCAGGAACCATGACGTACCTCTCGGACTTCTCGGTAGTTTTCAACTCTCCCCCCACTAAGGGACGGCCTGGGCGGGTGTAGTGGCACCCGCCCGTGGTGGCCTTTCCTATACATCGCCAGCGGAGCTACCGCCGACACTTCGGATTGTATTTCATCAGGCATTCGAGCGCAAGAGCTTTCTGCAAATCCCTGGCCGGCTCATGGCAAATCCTTGAGTTGCTTGGCGGGACAGTTTGAAGATGCTCTCTGCGGACTTCTTGGCGCTCCTGCCCGCCGCCGTCTGTTCGCTCGTATCGTTGAAGGCTCGCTCTGATTCTTCGGCTATCTTCTCTAGCGTAACCCTCAACTTCTGCTCTCTGGCTGCCCGTGCGGAGAAGCGCAGGGCTAGGGCGGACATCGCTTTTACGCGAAGCTCGTTTTTGTCGTTGATGTGCTCGTCCGCAAAGCTGTACCTTTTCAGAGCTTTGACCTCCTGGTTAATCAGCGTCAGGATCTCAGCATCATCTCCCTCGCGCACCGCTAGGTGCTCGGTGAGAACGGCGGCAATGCCCTGTAGCTTTTCCCGATCCCCTTCCTGGGCATTGGTTAGCTCGTAAATCTTCGTTAGGATGTCTTGCGCTATTTTGATAATCACTTGCCCTCCTTGGCGTCGAAGTCTTTCAGGGCTTCATCAGCGATGTCTCTCACTGTATAGAGCATTCCGACAGGCTCCGAGTGGACCAGCACTGTTGCCTCCCGAATCTTACCTAGCGCCTCTACCGCCTCGCGCAACTCCTGGCGGGCGGTAGCAAGTCTTGCTTCAGCCATTGGAACCTTGACAGCGAAGTCTCTGCCGTTGAACTCTTCGCCAAATTCACGCGAGAACCAACGATGCGCGATCATCGCGTCTTCATACAGTTTGTCGGCTCGTTCGCGGGCTTCGAGGAGAGCTTGGGCTAGGTCTACACCTAGTTCCGCCAGTGTGCAATTGGCACATTTTTCCGAAGGTCCCTCGGGATGCCCACCGTCTTTTACTTCTGGTGATGCCAGCAACTCCTTCAGTCGTTCCGTACTCAGGTCAGCCATGGTGTTCTCCCTTCAGTCGCGTGTTTTCTCACCGGATGCGGCCCCCGGTTAATGCCGTAAAGGTTGGTCAAACTCAGTGGTAGTGTATGGCCTCAGAGGGCATCACCTCCCATCCTTTCCCTCAGCAGGGAGAGCAGCCGCTTGCCTGCAATCTGAATTAACTGCGCCTGTGTTTGAGGATCGTAAGTGTCAATGACAGATTCAATTTCCTCCAACTCCTTGAGCAAGTCGGGCTGCGGAGAAAGCTTTCGGCACCAGCACTTCGTGTTGCAGCATTTCGGCGCTTTGTGTTGGTGGTATTCATCGCAACCTAAGATGTGTTCACGTTCCGGCTCAGGCTGCGCGTCGAAGTCGGTCAATGCTGAAACTAGTTCATCGTAGGTTTCCAACACAGCCTTGTTGCGATCTGCGGCATCACGAAACCCAGTGGGTCCGATACCGACACCATAAACGCCTACAAAATCTCGTGCCGCGTCTCTCAACTTCTTAACCTTGTCGGTCATTTCGTACCCCCACACAACGCGGGATAAACGTGCATGATCTGGACTGTCCGCATATCTGTTGGACCAAGCAGCAAAGCTATCGTAATTCCGGCAAGCATTCCGGCCAGAAAACACATGAACCAAATCTCGTTACGCCTAGTCTTGTCGGTCATTTGGGTGCTCCTTACCATAAATGCTCACTGAGCAAGCGCTCTTTCTGTGTTTTGGTTTGTCCCGCACGGAAGGCGATAAGCGACGCTTCGTCTCGGCTGACAAAGCGTCCAGTGTCGGTGAGAAATCCTTGTATGCTTTGGGGGAAGTGGGCATCTGGCAGAGTAGACCAAATCTCACCCATGATGTCGGCGTGTCGGTGGCCCTTGTAAATCTTCCCGCCGTACAGTATGGCGGCGTTGATGATTCTCTCGCGCTCTCTCATTTTCCCCTCGCTTTGATCTTGGCGGAGACTGCGCGGATCTTGTCAATCTCTGAATCTGGCTCGCCCTCTCGTAAATATTCAAGGCTGGCTGCGCGTTCTTCAAGAGATTCCACCACCACACCCCACTCAGCTTCGGTGAGGACAGGGCGCGTGTAGTTGTAGGCGGCTTGGGCTACGTTAAGCCAACGCGCCGTTGGTTCCGGCCCCATTTTCTCCCAACTCCATGGAAGCTCGTCTTCCTCCAATGGGCCTTCATGCAAAGTTGCAGCCAGTACACGTGCCAGCCCTTCCACATCCACCTTGACTGGCGCTTCGGGTCCATAATCAGGATCAGGCAATTTCTCCGCATCCGTCAGTGGAACAGGGGTTGCCAGCTTATTGAATCGCTCAGCGGCTTTCCTGTGATGCTCTGGTGTCCCAGCCAAACCAGCTTACGCAGGGCCAGTTCCTCCCTCCCTCAAGCCAGCGAACCCGAAACTCCTTCGCGGCCTCCACAACCTCATCCCGGAGCAGGCGTAGGCGCTTGTCACGGGCGATGATCCGCTCGACATCCTTGCGGTTGCGGACGGTCTGCCATCTTTTCGTCAGTTTACTTGCCATGCTTTCCTTTCTTGCGCACTTCCACGATCCGGCAGAGGCGCACGTCCTCGTAGTTCACGCGGCGGCGATTGGGCGACACCGAGATAACCTCTTCTCCCCCGAGTACTGGAGCGATTCTCCACACATGCGGCTTGCCACCGCTAAAACCAATCCAAAGGAACCTATTCCTAGCCATGCGCCCTCCTGTCAGTCTCGTTCGCTAGCTCCATTTGTTCGGCCAAGTCGTGCGCTGCCACGTCGCAAAAGTCACTGGAGCAATTCGCCTCTCCGCAAATCTCGCAGACGAAATCCAATTGCTGGTCGAAATAGCTAACCGGCATTTCCCCTCCTGGGTGGTGCGGCATCGTCTTGCTCTGGCGTTTCAATAGCGCACCCGCATCCTCCCCATTCATCGCAAGGGATAGCCTGCTTTGCTTCGATGCGTTCCCGAAGGACTCGTAGAGTTAGCGGCGACTTGATGCCCGCCTTGGTTTCCGTGAGGATTGACACGTCCTTGCCGATAAACTCACGGAATCTCTGTTCCTCAGATTCGTGATGCGCGTACACTTCAGGCCGCTTTTGCCATGATCCGGTCGAGCATTTGGCTCATCGTTAGTTCGGCCTTCGCTGCGGCCACCCGGAGTTTGTAGACGGTCTCTTTGTCAACACCTCGTAAGAACAGGTTCACTTTGCTCATGGGTTTCAGGGATATCACAGATATTTTTAGTTTGCAAGGATTTTCTTCAGATGCTATCGTTATTCCTGTGTTCAACCCTCAGCCCAAATCCCCTCCGCGCGGCCGGCGCAAGCCAAAGCCCCTGAAGCGCAGCCCCTTGAAGCGTGGCGCCAAGAAGATCCGCGGCAGGACGCAGCTCGTTCACGTGAGGCTCGACGCTGATGGAATTGCCGAAGTGCTTTCCTCGTGCCATCCGGCATCCTGCGTGAACGTAGGAGCGATCCACGAAGTAAGAGCCGTGGCGGTTGGAGTGATCCGCCAGCGTGTCTTCCAGCGAGCAGCAGGGCAGTGTGAGCGGGTTGTGGACGGAGTGAGGTGCAAGAACCGTCCCAAGGTCCTACACGAATGGCAGCACAGGGGCAGGCAGGGCCACCAGAGCCTTGAGAATTGTGGAGCGATCTGTGAGACGTGCCATACGCTGGAACATCCAGAGAAACAAATCAGCAAGTTACAGAGATACCCTCAGAAATGACCGAAAGATACGTTGACTCGTTTTTCCCGTAGGCGCATAGTGGTCTCCGTGAGCGACAAAGCAACCAACCGAATCAACGCAGCCTTCATGGTCCTGTTCTTCGTTCTCATGGCGGCTATGGTGGTGTCCCGGTGAAGCCAAAGAAACAGCGTCAGTCCAAACCCAAGCGCTTGAAGTTAAAGCCGGTGGCGAAGCCTCGCGGACTTGAAGTGCTGTTTGATGGCAAGCGAGTGAATCTGAATCTGCCGAAGTGTGGAGAGTAGCTGTGTCCTACGACCCAAACAAGCGCGAGGAATGGTGGGACCTAGAAGTAGGCCAGTGTCGCGGCTGTGGCGCACCTGTTGAGGAAGAACACGAGCCAGGATGCCCTGAGATGCAGGCTGATCTTGTGGATCAGGCTTACGAGCGGGAGCGGGATCGCCAACTAATGCCCCGTCCCAAGCCATCCCCCAATGCGGTTTACGGCGCACCATCGGAAGAGGAGATGGAAGCCACATTCAGGGAGCACGGCTTGGGTGGTCTGGAATCGAGGGCGTCGTGATCGAACTGAACGCGCCACTGCTGAAGTACATCGAGGCGTACTCGTGGCTGTTGTCGGCTACGAACCACCTCATCAGCGAAACCAGCTGTTACGATGAGGGAGATCGCAAAGCCATAGCTCTCCTGGGTGGTCTCTACCGGGATCTAGAAAAGGAAATCACTCCCCGCATTTGCGGCGCTCTCGAAGCCAAGCACATCATTCGCAAGGACCGAGACATTGAAGCGTGCCGCATTGCTGTAGCTGTGATGGACCGCATCCAGCCAGTGGACGACAGGGAGAGCGCATGACGGAAGCCGCGATCAATTCTCTCCGCAGGAACGCCACAGAGGACCGGCGCGGTGAGTCGCACGATGAGTTTGTGTTGGGTGTTGAGTCGGGTGGTCTTGCCGCAGTGGTCGTTGACGGGGGAATGAGTAGGCGGCTAGGGGTTCCCCAAGAGACCACCCACCCGACTGAGCATCCAAAGCAATTCAACGGACTCGCCTGGACCGGCTTCCACGACATGACCAGAGAACAGCAAGACCGATGCTTGGAGATTGTAGGGTACGAGCGGTGCGCCCAAGGATTTTTCGATCCATCTCAACTGGAGGCAGCGTGAAAAAGAAGCAGCAGGCAGTAGTGGTGACAACTCAACACAAGGGTGTGTTCTTCGGATACGCAGAATCAACCGATGGCCCGACCATCACTCTCACCAAGGCGCGGATGTGCATCTACTGGACCGCTGACCTACGCGGGTTTATGGGCTTGGCTGTGCGTGGCCCACAGACTGGTTGCAAGATTGGCCCTGCCGCTGAAAGCATGATCGTCCGCGACGTGACGGCGGTGGTCGAATGCACGCCACAGGCCGTAGAGAACTGGGAAAAAGGCATCTGGCAATGAAACTCCTATGGGGAGAAGAACCGCAACTGAAAGTTGCGGCCGGCGACGGCTACGGCTCCGGCTACGGCTCCGGCGACGGCTACGGCTACGGCGACGGCGACGGCTACGGCTACGGCTACGGCTACGGCTCCGGCGACGGCTACGGCTACGGCGACGGCGACGGCTACGGCTACGGCTACGGCTCCG